TGTCTGCCTGAAAGTTGATCTTGGGTCCTACCCCACCCCCGGGGGGTGGATCTTGAATTGATCAAAATGGCTTTGATCATCGGTTTTGATCAAGCTTGATGACCTTGCCGTATTCATCAATTGGTGACCTTTTTGAGTCATTTCGATCATTTAGATCATCGATCTTTGGCTCGATTGATCTCGCTACATCGATCCTTGATCGCCTTGGACTCGATCTTGAGTCACCTGAGACGCTTCGGTCGCATCCGCGCGCGCATTCGGGCCTAGTGATCGTCTCTGCTGCTCTGCATGCCATCCACCTGCTTGATGTTGAGCCGTCTCACTGCTGTGACAGTCATGACAGAGCCCTCGCCCATACTGCGGATCATCAGCGTCTAGGCCTTGCTGCTCTAGCTGCTGACGTGACCTCGGATGGTGATCAGCTTCAGTAGCTGGTCTCTGCTTGCACACCACACACACAGGATCACGATTTAGTACGCCCCGACGGAAGCGCTCAATGTGTCTCTTGGCGTATCCGCGCTTCCATGCGCTGCCTCGTATACGCCTATCGCGCGCATGCTCGGGACAGGGCTTGGTGTGCTCGCATCCGGGCCTTGAGCATGGAGGCTTGAGACGCGTGGGCATGATCAGAGCCTGATGGCGCGCAAGGTCAGCTCAGCATGCGCCACGTCCACGTTGAGCGTCGTCCCGTAGTCGTTGGGGTCGAACGGCCCGAAGCCCTGCTCGTCGCCCGCGGCGAGGGATTCGATGCGGGTGGGTGCGGTGAGGCCGTCGATGGAGCGGACCGTGTTGAAGGTGGCGTTGCGGCTGACCGCTCCGGTGTTCTTGATGATGAGCCCGACGCGGCCGTCGTTGAGGACGCTGTGGTTGTTCGTGGCGTCGCCGACGGTGGCTGCGGGCAGGACGGTTCCGGCGCGGGAGAACTGGGTGACGGGGACGTTGACGCGGGGCATGTCGGGCTCCTAGTAGACGGTGAGAGTGCCGGCTCGGTAGACGGGGGTTTCGAGGCCGGCGGCGAAGGTGATCCACACGTTGTAGAGGCCGACGTCGAGAGTGACCGCTCCGCCTGCCGGGCCGATGAGGAGCCGTGCGTATCCGCCGGACCATTCGGCGTCGAACCAGTCCCCGACGATGGGGTTCGCGGAGGTCGCGAGGGCGGCCATCTTGGGCGGGGTGGCGAGGCTAATGGGCGTTCCTGAGATGGCGGCGACCACGTTGAGGTGCACATACTCGGTGGAGGTGGCGGCTAGATCCATGGGGTGCTCACCGCCCACCTTCCGCAGGGTGTGCCGATGCGGATGTCCGCATCGCTGGTGTCGTCTGCATCGGTGCCCGCGGTGAGGTCGGACTCGGCCATCAGGTCGGCGCTGGCATGCGCGGCGAGCTGGGTGGCTGCGGTGAGGTCGCTGTCCGCAGTGAGGTCGGCGGAGATGACGGCGGAAGCGACGGCCGCTGCGCTCTGGGCACCGTCGGCGGTCAGTGCCGCGGAGGCGAAGTAGACGGTTCCGCCGCTGACGGTGGTGTTGACGTTGTCGAACTCGGCGTAGTTGGTGGTGCCCGCGTCGCGGGTGCACCACAGGTCCAGCGCGCAGTCGTCGATGGCCGTGTCGATCCATGCGGGGGTGGCAAGGGTGCGGCGGATCGTCCACGCAGAGCCGTCCGTGGACGTCTCCCAGTACACGTTGGTGCCGTCCTCACGGAATCGCAGCCACAGATGGGTGACGGCGCTGTAAGTGAGGGAGGTCGCACCAGCATCGAAGTACGCGACGTTGGATTCGAGGCGCATCGTCGTGCCGACGGTGTTGATGTTGAAGGCGAGATTTGTTCCTGCCGTCCCGCAGATCACGGAGAACACGGTGTTCGCGCCGGTGCTGGCGCCAGCAGCAGCGGCGACGAGGGGCAGTTGCAGGTAGACGCTGCTGCCCGCGAGGGTCCAGGCGCGCCCGGTCTGGTATCCGGCGTAGGTCGCTGCGACGCATGGGACGCGGGCCCGTCCGCCGGTCTCGCTGGCACCGCCGTAGGAGTTGCCCCACTCGGGTCCGATGATGTTGTCGTTGAACGAGTCAACGAGGGTGGAGATCAGTGCCACGGCGCCGCCTCCCCGATCACGACAACGCGAACGTCAAAGTGCCCGCGGTGATGCGTAGTTCGTCGCCGGCCAGGAGGGTCCGGTTCGCGGCGAGCGGCCCGTACCAGAAACGCACCGGCACCGCGTGGTTGTCCCAGATCTCGACGCCGACGAATGTCCCGGCAGGCATGCCGGTCCAGACGAGGTCGGCGCTGTTGCTAGTCGCCCCGGAGGCGGCAGCACCAACTGTGATGTTCTTCCGCACGTAGCTGCCGCCGGTGGCCTCGGTCCCTGCGGCCGAGTCGCTGCCGTTGGCGGTAACGAGGGCGACTTTCAGCGGCAGGGTCGGTGCGGTCGTCGCGGTGCCAAATAGCCAGTCGAGCGCCCGGTTCTCCGCCGTGTTCGAAAGGTTGTCACTGATGAGAACCACCGCCTCCTAGATGACGCTGAGTACGCCCGCTTTGCGGGTGATGTTTTCGCTGCCGGGCGGGTCGACGCTGATCCAGACGCGGTAGTCGCCGCGGGTGAGGACGAGGGTGGATGTCGGCCCGATGAGCAGGCGGGCTTCGGTGCCGTCCCATTCGGCGGTCTTCCACTCGGCGCCGGCCGGGTTGTCTCGGTGCGCGACGGCAGCGACCTTGACGGGCGCGCCGGTGAGGTCAACGCCCGCGGGTGGGATGACGGGGATGTGCAGGTACTCCGTCGACGAGGCGGGGATCACCACGGGATGGCCACCTCCCAGCCGCTGTCGTTGACGTGGCTGGCGTAGGCCGGGCTGTACGGAGCCCCGACGTCCCACGGGCTGTAGGGCGTGCCGACGATCACGTCGATGTCGATGGGGTCGAGCTCGGTGAGCTCGAGGGCCGTGCCAGTCTCGTTTGCTGGGGACAGCACGGCCGTCCTGTAGCCGCTCAGGGGCTGAGCGCTGTCGATTGCACCTGCGGGGAGCAGGACGGACGCGGATTGTCCTGCGAGTGGCTGCGCGCTGTCCTGCGTGGCCGCCGGCCCTGCGGTTGCCTGCTTGCCGCCCACGAGGGCGTGTGCCGTCTCAACGGCGCCGGCGGGGGTCAGCGTCGCTTGCTTGCTGCCGGTGAGCGCCTGCGCGCCGTCCTGCTCGAGGGCGGGCAGCAGGGTGGCTTCAGCGGGGGTGGCGAAGGGCTGCGCCTGCTCGGTGCTCGCGGCCGGTCCGAGCGCGCGCGTCTTGCCGCCGATGAGAGGCAACGCGGTTTGGGTGCTGCTGGCCGTCGTGATCGGGGCTGTCGTGGCCCCGGTGATGGCCTGAGCGGTTTCGGTGCTGCCCGCGGTGGTGAGCACCACGCCCTGGTTGGAGGCGAGCACCTGCGCGGTCTCGCCCTCGAGCGCGGTGCCGAGCAGTGCGGTGAAGTGGTGGCCGAGCGGCTGCGCGGTCTCGGTGCTGCTGGCGATGCCCAGCGTCACGGCTGTGCTCGCCGTGAGGGGCTGCGCTGCTTCGGTGGCCTGAGCCGGGGCGAGCGGTGTCGTGATGGTGCCGGTCACAGGCTGCGCGGCCTCGGCGGTCGTCGCTGAGCCGAGCGCCCTGGTCTTGCTGCCTGTGAGCGGCTGTGCGGTCTCGCTGCTGGCCGCCGTGACGATGCCGGCCGTCTTGGTACGGGTCGGGCTCTGCGCGGTCTCGCTGGCCGCAACCGGCGCCAGAGCACCGGCCTTGGTCCCGGTGACGCCCTGGGCGGTTTCGCTGGCACTGGCAGGGCTGAGGCTGCGCGACTTGGACCCAGCGAAGGGCTGGGCGCTCTCGCTTGCCCCGGCCGGCGTGAGTGTCTTCGTGCCGGTGAAGGGCTGGGCGGTCTCGGTCGCGGTAGCTGCAGTGAGTACGCGCGTCTTGGCGGCGGTGAGGGCCTGGCCGGCGTCGCTGGCGCCGGCTGGGCCGAGGGGGCGCGTCGTGGCCCCGGTGAGCGGCTGTGCGCTCTCGCTGGCCCCGGCCGCGGTTGCAGCGCGGGTCTCGGCTCCAGTGAGTAGCTGGCCGGCTTCGGTTGCCGTGGCGGTGCCCAGAACGCGCGTCTTGCCGCCGGTGAGCGGCTGGGAGGAATCGCTCCCGGCCGCCGGGACAAGGGCGCGGGACTTGGCCGCGCCGAAGGGCTGCGCGCTGTCGCTCTCGGCCGCTGTGGTGAGGGCGGCGGGCGGGCTGATGTTGAGGTTGTCGAACTCGGCGTAATCGGTGGTGCCGGCGTCGCGGTAGGACCACAGGTCCAGCGCGCAGTCGTTGGCGGCGGACGCGGTGGTGACCCACCCGGGGGTTGCGAGCGTGCGGCGGGTGGTCCAGGCAGTGCCGTCGGGCGAGGTATCCCACAGGACGTTGCCGCCGGTCTCGCGGATGCGCAGCCACTGGTGATCGGTAGCGCTGTAGGTGAGGACCGTCGCCGCGGGGTCCCAGAAGGCGGTGTTGGACTCGCAGCGCATCTGCCCCGAGACGCTGTCGATCTGGAAGCCCAGGGCGAGGCCCGCGGTCGCGGTGATGACGTGCATCGTGGACACGGCCTGAGTCGCGGTCGACGCCGCGGGCCGGGTGGGCAGCTGCACGTACACGGAGGAGCCGGCCAGGGCGTAGGCGCGGGCCGTCTGGTAGCCCGCGTAGGTCGCCGCGACGCACGGGATGCGGGCACGCCCGCCGGTCTCGGATACCCCGCCGTAGGAGTTCGTGGACCACTCGGGACCGATGGTGTTGTCGGTGAAGTCGTCGGCGAGGGTGTCGAACGCCGTCGCGTCGGCTGAGCGGGGAAGGAGCAGCAGGGGCATCGCTTCCCCCTATGAGGGAGTCACGCGTTCAGGGCGTTGATCGACACCTGTACGCCGATGTAGACGGCGCTGGCTACGGCTGTGGCCCCAGTGGGGAAGGTGGTGGGCAGCGCGCCGGTGGCCTGCCCGGTGAGGCGGTAGCCGTTGAGTTCGCCACCGGCGCTGGTGATGACTGCGCCCGCGGTCGTCAGGCTGGGCATCAGGTTGTTGTGCCCCTGGAGGACGGCCCATCGTTGTGCGGCGTCTCCTGCTGTGACGACGAGCAATGCCAGCCAGTACAGGCCGGGGTCCAGGACCCAGTTGATCGATCCCGTGCCGGACGTGGGATTGTTCTTGACGCCGGTCGCGAAGGTGACGGTGAATGCGCCGCCGGATGTGGCCTCGTTGACGAGTTCCTGGGGGTAGCCGGACCATCCGACATCGTCGTACAGGCCCCAGCGGATCGTGCTGTTGACCGAGCCTATGGTGCCGACCTGCATGGCGAGGCGCGTCCAGCGTTCGCGGCCCTGCGTGACCCACATGGGGATGGCGTAGAGGTGCCCGACGACGGGGGCGTAGCTCGTGGCCAGGGCGAGCCGGTGTTCGGCCGTGTGCCAGTCGCCGTTGCGGCGGGGCCGCAACACGCCGCCGACGCGCGGGGCGGAGGGGTTGAGGCTGGCGGCGATGGAGTTCCCGGGCGGGGTCAGCCGCCGCATGGCCTCGCGGACCGCGTCGGCGATGCGGGACGCTCCACGCTCGTCGGGGTGGAGGCCGTCGGTGAAGTAGTACGTTTTGGCGAGCGCGGTGTCGACGTCGGCGATCTGCACCATGGCGTCGAACTCGGCGACGAGCGTGCGCAGGTCGGCGTTCCACGTGCCCACGTCGCCGTCACGGGAGGCCTCGGTGCCGGACCAGCCCGCGTAGTTGCCGGTGTAGCCGGCGGCGGTCAACCTGGCGATGTTGCAGACGATGACCGGCGGGGGTTCCTTGGCCTCGAGCCACCAGCAGTCGAGCATGACCGCGCCGCCGCCATCGAGCGCGGTCACGGTCCCGATGATGGTCTGGCCCGCATTCGCACTGGTCAGGGTGGTGATGCGCTTCATCACTGGGCAGTGGGTGACCGCGGCGGACGGCATGATGTCGGAGGTCGACGTGGTGCCGGTGACTCCGGCGGTGCCGGACCAGGTGACGGTGCCGCCGGTCGTACCGCCCGCGCCGACAAGGCAGATGCTGACCGGCTCGCCGTTGTAGTCGGCCGGCAAGGTCAGCGTGAAGTTCGCGTTGGTCGTGCTCGTCGCCCAGTGCACGGCGCCACCGGACGCGTAGGTGACCGCGACGTTGGAGAACCCCGCGCCGTAGGTGGTGCGGGTGCCGACCTGGAAACCGTTCTCGTAGATCACGGACGCGCGCCAGCGGGAAATCATGGTCCGCATGGCGTGGATGAACCCGGTCCGGATCTGCGTCGTGGTGCCGGTCAACCCCATGTCGTTGATGCCGTAGGACAGCAGCAGGGTGCCGCCGTCGGCGGTGTAGGGGCCGCCTCGCTGCGGCCGGTTCACCCGGCGAAGGAACCTCTCGAACCCGCCGGTCGATGCGCCCTCCGTCGCGGCGCGCGCCCCGTTGACGGCGTAGTTCTGCCAGTTGGTGTGCTCGATATCCAGGGAGCTGCGCAGGATCGAATCGGCCCGGCCGGTCTGGAAGTACGTGCCGAAGGAGTACTGCATGAAGCTGTGCCCGAAGATCGTCCAGAAGTCGGGTACCTGGTATTCGCGGCGTGCGGCAAGAGGCATGTCAGGCCGCCGTTCCCAGCGTGGACAGGATCGTCCCGCCCGCGCTCGCGCCGAGCATGGAGACGGCGAGGATGGACCACTCGGCGGGTACTTCCCACCGGTCGCCGGGGTCGAGGTGATAGTTGTACGCGCTGGCGGTGGGCGCTGTGGCGCCGAAGTGCAGGTATACGCGGGCGCTCGCATTGGAGACGATCAGGACGCAGACGCGGCCGAAGTCGGCGGCGATCTGCGACGTGGACGCCGTGGTGGACACGGTCCACGTGTTGAGGGTGACTGCGGTCGCGCGGGCCTCGCGCACGACTTGCTGGAAGTCGCCGCCCGCGAGCAGCGCCCCATCCACGGGGGTGCCGGTGCCGGCCGTGATGTTGACCGCGCTGTCTGTGGCCACGACTCACCCCCAGGGCGACGAAGAACGGCTGAGCAGGGTCACGCGCTGGACGAGGCCCGGAAGAAATCCGCAATCGTCAAGGTGAAATTGTTGCTGTCCGGCGACCACGTGATGTCGTGCTTCGTGAGCGGGATCAGGTCGGTGTCGGTGCCTGCGGTGGTGTCGGGGTCGTAGCAGATGACGACCGCGCCGACCGCGTTGCCAGTGGGCGCGGTCCACGTGACGTCGGCGGCGTCGATGTCGACCCGGTCATCGGTGTCGTTCACCGTCACCGTGACAGACGCGAGAGTCTTGCGGCCTACCGTGGTCTGCTCGTTCGAAGCGCCCGCGAGGAGCAGCGACAGGTTGTCGTAGTCCCGCATGACGGAGTCAGCGACGAGGCCAGTCGTCTCCAGCGGCACCATGATCAGGGCGTCGTTGGTGGCGGGCAGGGACGCGTAATAGGCCACGCGGCCAAGGGCAATGTTCAGCGTGATGTTGGCCACGGCGCGGCCTTCCTACGAGTGGGGTGAAGGGAGAAGCGCGGCCCGCCCGCTGCCACGTATCCGGGCGGGCCGCAAGCACCGCGCCCCGGGGGGATGTCAGCGCGGCACGAACAGGGGTCAGTCGGGCAGGACACCGAACGCGATGAGGGACACCAGCGCGGCGATGTAACAAAGCAGGAGCAGGGGTGCGTCGATCCGCATCGGGGCCTCCCTCAGGCGGCGCGTGCGCCTTCAGGCAGCGGCGGGGCGGGAGGCAGATGCCATTCGCCCCACACGTCCTTGGTGGCGCGCGGCAGGTCGTCGATGTCGTAGCGGACGCTCTTGCCGCTGCCGTAACGGCGGATGCGGCCCTCGGACGCCCAACGCCAGATGGTGCCAACCGAACGACCCGTGTACACGGCGGCGTCCTCGGTGGAGACAAGACGGGGAGGAATGAGCACCTCCCGGGGCATGCGAAAAGGCCGCCCGGTCGGGGCGGCCTTTCGTGACAGAAGTTCCAAGTTGCCCAAATGATCCTTCGGTGCAGGTCGGCTTGTCAAGCGGGTCCTGGGGTTCCGCCCCTCAGGATGGGCTTGTTGATGTGGCGGTGCTCGACCTCGCACCCGATGCCGAGTGCGCGCAGGTGCACGGCGATCTCTTCGGCTACGGCGACCGAGCGGTGCCGGCCGCCCCCGCACCGGACGTGGATGTCGAAGCGGCGCCGCTGCACGCCGGACCAGCGTGCGAGGTTGTCGAGCTCGAGGAGGATCGCAGCTTGAGCAGCCGCGCGCTCTACCAGCTGCTGCGCGCCGGGGGTGTCCATCACGTACTGGCGCACCTCCGGGTCCAGCCCGGTCGCATGGAGCATCCGTTCGCGCACGGCCTCGTCGTCGGGCGGGTTGCGTAAGGCGGTGGTGTCCACCAGCAGGGCGCCGCCGCTCGGGGCATCGTGATGGCCCTCACCGTATGAAGTGATCACGCTTTGCAGGCGGACGCCGATCATCGGCTGTGTGTCGATCCGAGTTGTCGTCATGACGTGAAGCCTTCCTGCCGCACGAGGGCGGCGATAGGGGTTGCCTGTTGCCCCTTGGATTCGGACTGTCGATTGGTCGGATGGGGGCGCGAGGTCACTGGTTGTCGGTACGCGCGCGCCCGAACCACTTCTGGTGGACGTGGGTGTTGTACGTGTCGCCGCCGCGCTGGCCCCGTCCGCCGCTGAGCTTGGCGAGGATCAGCGCGGTGACGATCAGCGCTAGGGCGGTGACGGCGCCGGCCAGGGCGTTGAAGAGCATCGCCCCGCCCCAGCCGACGAGCGGGGAGGCGGCGCCGGTGGCGAGGATCCGCTTCGGCCACGGGTCGTAGGGCGGTGGGTCGGGCGGGCGGTACGGCGCGGGCGGCGCCTCGTACACGGGGACGAGCATCCCGGCGTACCGCTCGTAGCCCACGACGCGCCGCGCCTCCACGGGTGCCAGCGGCTGGGCGGGCTCGTACAGCTCCATCTCGGGCCAGCCGGGCAGGGGCTGCCGCTGCCCGGCCGGGGACACCTCGGCGCGGCGGTACGGCTCAGGCAGCGGCGGATAGGTCACGGCGGTCAGTCCTCCTTGGTGGTCTTGTCGGCGGCGTCGAGGTAGGCGCGGCGGAGGGTTTCGATGACCTCGGCGGCGTGGTTGCCGATGAGCGGGTAGAGCGCTGCGTGCAGGAGCTCCAGCAGCACGGCGCGTTCCCCGGGGCCGCCGGCGGCGGCGTACTCGTCGAGGAGCGGTCCGGCGGCGACCTCCCAGCTGTGCGGGGCCCGCTTCCGTGGCCCGCGGCTGGCGGCGTCCTCGGCTGCGGCCAGGTAATGCAGAGTCAGCGCAGAGAGAGTGCGGGACTGCAGCGGCGTGAACCCGTCCTCGTCGGGGGTCTGGTCTTCGGGCCAGGCGGCTGCCTGGGCGACGCCCATGCGCTCTTCGAGATCGGCGAGCTCGTGCAGCAGACGGGCCCGGTCGGCGCGGGTGGTGTCGGGTGCGCGGAGCTGCTCGATGATCTGGCCGGCGGCCTCGTCGGCGGCGAAGTAGACGGTCTCGGGGTCTTTGAGGGTGGTCATGGTGGTCAGTCCTCCTCAGTGGCGGTTGCTGTCGCAGACGGGCATGCGGCGGGCACCGAACATGCCGACGGTGATCCACCGTGTGGCGGGCCGGCCGCACCGGTAGCAGGCGTAGCCGTTCGGCTTACGCTTCGGCGGAACATAAATCTCGAACGACATGGCGTTCTCCTCTCGTCGGGCTCGGCCTGTTGGCCGGCTCTCCTCACCGCCGGTTTCCAGACCGGCGGATCGGGCAGCCGGTCAGCTCCAATCGACGCTGCCGGGGCCGTTCGTGGCCTCGTAGTCGGACCAGAAGCGGGCTGTGCGTTCCTTGCTGTCGCGCTCAGCGTCCTTGAAGGCCTCGGCCTGCCTCGCCTTAAAGGCTTCGCTCTCCGCACGCCGTTGGCGGGCATACCGGGATTCGCTGCTGGCTCGCTTGAACATGGCGGTCTCCTATCGTCGGGCCGGGACTGTGCCGGCTCTCCACGGCCCCGGCGCATGGCCGGGACCGCAGGCAGCCGGTCAGCTGTGGCGGCTGTCGCGGGCGGCCTGCTCGGCGGCGATGACGCGTCGGTTTGCGGCGATGAAGTCGTCGGTCTCGGAGCGGTCCCGCTTGCCGACGCGCTCGAGGTCGGCGCGCGCTTCCTTCAGCTCGCTGCGGGTCTCGGTGCTGGCTCGCTTGAACATGGCGGTCTCCTCCTGTGTCGGGCTGGCGCTGTGCCAGCTCCCCTTGCAGCTCGGTCGGGCCGAGCTGCGCGGGCAGCCGTCAGCGGCGGGCGCGGCCGATCACGCCGCCGCCGGCGGGGCGCTGATTGGCGGGGACTGCGCGGCAGCCGTTGGCGTGCCGGTTGGCCTTGTGGTGCGCGTCCTTCTCGCTGACGCGCCAGCCGCGGTTGCAGCCGTAGCAGGAGACGTGCGACTTGAAGACGCCGCCAATGACCTTGACGGTGTAGCCGGTCTGGGTGCGGTAGCTGGGCATGAGTGATCTCCTGTGGGGTCAGTTGCCGAGCTTGCGGGCTTCGCGCTGCACGGTCCGTTGGTGTTGCTCGGCGTCGCGCAGTGCCTGCCGGGCGGCCTTGCGGTCGTCGCCGCGGGCGATGCGGACCTTGGTCTTCGCGCCGACGACCGCGCTCCTCGCACTGTCAACCTCGCGCTGCATCGCCTCAACTTCGGGGCGGCCCCGCCGGTACCCCGCAGCGATGATGGCGTTGCACTCGGCTTCGTCCGCGTCGTCCGGGCCACCGCCCGCTATCGCCAGGCGCAGGCCGCCGCCGAACGACTTACGCAGCCGACGCTTCTCCGCGGGTGTGAACACGTAGTGGGTCTTGGGCATCTCGGTCTCCTTGTCTGGCTGGTGGGTGAGGCGGTGTTGATCGCCACCGACCCGTGATTCCGGGGTTTCCGGGGCGGTGCGGCCGGCGGCCTCACCGCCTCACCAAAGGCGCGTTCGTGCAGGTCAGTCCCGGTGGAGTGGTCTGGTGACCCGGTTGGTGGAAAGTCACCGGCCCACCGCCGGGTCACCTAGTCGTCGGTGGCGTCCTGATCGCGTCTGGCGAGGGCGTCGAGGACCCGTTGACGCTTGATCACCGGGTAGCCGGTGTACTTGTCTGTGTCCTCGCCGGCCTCGATGAGTTCGCGCTTGAGACGGGCGCCGTCCCAGTCGCGATAGGCGGCGTGGTCGAGGGTCTTCAGCCGGTGAATGACCTCCGTGGTGCGCACCCGCTCCTCGGCGCCGAGGACGTCGCGGAGGTCCGACAGGTGATCGCGGGGCTCGGGCGGGCTGCTCGCGGCCGTCGAGGTGGCGACGGGGTTGCGGCGCTGACGGATCCGCTCGGCGACCTCGTGGGCCGGATCGGTGTCCACGAAGTGGGTGCTGATCGTGATCGATGCCTGTCCGGGCTTGAGGAGTCCGCCCAGGTCACCGGCGACTACCAGGCGGCCCTTGTCGAGGCCCTGGCGCAGCAGGTGCGGGGCCGCGCCGCCCGCCGCGGCCTGGTCGCCGAGCGCCATCTCGGACTGGGCCTCGCTGCCCAGGGCCAGCGAGGCGCGGATGTGGGCGCCGTTGCGGACCAGCTTGGGCAGGTTCTCGTCGGTCGGATCCTGGGTGCCCTGCCACAGCAGCACGTCCACGACCCGCCCCTGATTGTGGAGCTTCCGGCAGGCCATGTAGTAGCGGGAGGTGTTCTTCTTCCCGCCGTAGGGCTTCCCGAACTCGTCCTTCGCGGGGCACATGAACGCCATCTGCGCCTCGTCGACGATGACGATCAGCGGATCCCACTTGGTGCCGGGCGGGGCCTGCAGGCGGCGCTCCATCTCCGCCACTGCGCGCTCCACCGTCTCCGTGACCCGCGCGACATGCTCGTCAGTGGGCCCTTCGATCAGCACGGTGGCGATACCGAGGAACATCCGCCAGTCGCCGATCCCCTTGAGATCGCCGATCCACAACTCCACGGTCGGATCGAACGCCAGCCACAGCGCGAGGGTGCGGAGGCTGGCGGTCTTGCCCTGGTTGGATGCGCCGGTGATGAGCAGCATCCGCTGGTAGAGGGAGATCGTGGCGGCGTCGCCGCGCAGGTCTGGCCCCCACGGGGCGCGGCCCGTCTTGTAGTCGGCGCGGATGTCGGGGTCGGTGACCAGCGGTGATGGCCCGGCGGGCTCGTCCAGGGCGCCGGAGTCGGCGATCCACATCCGCACGGTGCGCGCGGCGGGCGCGACGCTGAGGTACACCTCGTGCTCGTGCCGGCCGAGGTTCTCCGCGAGCTTGCGCCGCCTGGCCAGGACCTCCTTGGTGGAGACCTCCAGGGGCAGGGACACGTCGAGCTCGACGCCGCAGCCGGCCAGGACGATCGGCGACAGCATCGCGCCACCGCCGTCCTCCATGCTGAGGATCGCCTTCTTCAGCGGGGCGATGCCCAGGTGGCGAAGGGCGAGAACCACCTTGTGCGGGGTGATGGGCTCGTCGTCACCGCGGCGCTGCGCCGGCGGCAGCGCCCAGGCGGGGGCGGTCTGCTGCTGGCGGCCGACGCTCCACAGGGCCAGCAGCGAGGCGCACACGGCGGCGGCCAACAGCAGCACCCGCAGCCCCCACACGACGGCGGCGATGGCGGCCAGCAGGCGCACCGCATCGGCGAAGGCCTTCCACGGCGCCAGCACCTGGCCGGCGTCCTCTTCCGCTACGGCCAGGAAGATGCCCAGCGCCAGCATCGCGCCGACGAACACGGCCGATCCGTTCCTGACGGACAACGCGAGCTGCTCGGGCGACTTGAGCATGTCCATGCGCCGCCGGTGGCGCTCGGTGCGGAAGCGGTTCGCCCGCTCCTCCCACTCCTGCGCCAGCTCCGAGTTCCCGGCCGCCTCAGCGGTACGGATCATGCGCTCATAGCGGGCGGGGGTACGGGAGTCCCACGCGCGTCGCCACACGATGCGCGTCCCGCCTGCCGCGTACAGCCCGTGCCGGGCGACCGCGCGGCACACGGTGCGCGTCCTGTCGTCGGTGACCACGGCTCGGGAGACGGTGAACACCCGCCGGGTACGCCGCAGCCGCTGACGCGGAACCGCCTCGACCGGCGTCTCGGTCGTGACAGGCCTCGGTTCGGCGATCTTCACCAGGTCGATGCGGGCATGCCCGTTGACCTTGACGGGGGCGGTCACTTCGCTGCCTCGTCCTTGAGCGCCGCAACGGCGGCCGTGGCGAAGAGGTGGCCGCCGTCGGGGTCCGTGGCGATGGGGGTGAGCTTGCGACGGTGTACCCAGGTGCGGACCGTTGCGGGTGCCACGTTGAGCCGCTCGGCGACCTCGCTCGTGGTGAGGGTCTCGCCGTCGGGCGGGGGCGGTGGCACGGGGGGTGTTGCGGGCGGCACGATCGGCAGTAGCTCGGCGTTGCGCGGCACGATGGCATCCGTGACGGGCGTTGCGACCCGGGCTGCGAGGGCGCCGTGCAGCTGGCGCATGAGCGCACCGAAGGCGAGGAGCGCGGCGACGGGCGGCACGGCCGCCACGACGCGTGTCAGGGCGTCGGTGTCACCCACGGAGGCGATGTTCAGCACGATGGATCCGACGCTGCCGGCCGCGGTCAGCGCGATGGCCGCCCAGTCGATGCGGCGGGCGAGGCTGGCGCGCAGGGTGAGGGTCTCGCCGATGATGATGAAGCTGTCGAGGGTGGCAGGCCAGGCCCAGGCGCGCGGGCCGTGCAGGTGGTGACTCGCGGCAAGATCGTGAAGTGATTCGTAGCTCAGCCAGAACGCGATGCCGGTGAGCGCGATGGTCGCCACGGCGGCGATCACAGCGAGCGTGATGAGCACGCTTTGGTGTGATGTCGGTGCAGGGCTCTTGATCGCCACGGGGGGCATGGCGGTATGGTCAGTCCGGGCCATGGAGGGTACTTCTCCCTGGTCAAGAGGTCCCGGTTGGCGATTGCAGTCGCCGGCCGGGGCCCGCTTCGGTGGTGGCTATTCAGTTGTGGTGCCCGGCTCCGTTGCAGCGGAGCTGAGGGCGGCGAGGGCGTTGCGTACTGCGGTCTCGCTGATGCCGAGGTCGCGGGCTACAGCCCGGTTGCTCTTGAGCTCTTTGACCCCGTCGCGCAACGCTTCTGCGCGGCGGCGGCCGGACGCGGACATGTCGTTTCGGAGCTGGCGTTGCACCTCGTCCTCGGCTGCCACGCGTTCGCGCCATGGTCTGTCGGCCATCGCACACGACGCTACGCGAAGGGTAGGGTTCGCGCAAGTCGTTCCGGGCATTCGCCACCCTGCAACACCCCTGGCGTGTCACTGGCGTTGCAGGCGTGGCGGCGTCACGTCGTATGCGTGGCGGTCCGGTGCTGGATGTTGGGCGCGGTCTTCGCCGCAGCCCGCGCTATCCACCGTTCGGTCCCGACCATCCGCACGGGCCCGATGCCAGGCTCGAGGCCGAGCGCTGCGCACAGGAGTTCGAGGGCCTCGGCGCACGCCCCGCGGGAATCCGCTAGGACCGTGAACGCCACCGCCATGACCCGAGTGTGACGCGGTGGGCTGACAGCCGGGGGCGTTATGCGGCGGTCCTCTCGGCGAGCGGCAGATCGCGCAGCTCCGCCCACCCGTACTGCGCCCCGCACCCGGTGCAGCGCCGCCCGTCGGTGGACAGGGTGACCCGGAGCGCAGCGCCGCAGGGGCAGGTGAGGGTGATGCGCCGCTCGGGCCGCTCGCCGGTGACCTGCGCCCGGCAGGCGCCGGTGATCTGCCGTACCTCGCCCGCGAATTCGTCGAACGCGGGATGCGAGGACGCGGCCCACGGCAGGTTCCCGCGCAGCCGGCCGACGACCTGATCGAGCTGGCGCTGAAGGTCGCCCTCCCAGCGCGGGAATCCCCAGCCGAGCACCTCGTGCCAGTCGATCAGCCAGGTCTGCAGGATAGTCACGACCCCACCCCGCGCCATGAGCGACAGCGGTTCGATCCGCAGCGGCAGCGGCGCGGTGCGCGAGCCGGTGACGCGGCCGTCCTCGCTGCCGGCGCCGGGCATCAGCGCCCCGGACAGCCGGGAGTACAGGCCGCCCGGTCCGGCGAGCTCGCCGAGCAACTGGTCGCAGCGCTCCACGCACAGGCGGCAGCCGAAGCCGCCCAGCTCGTCGGCGTAGAGGTTCCGGCCGCACGCGGTGCAGCGGGGGGCGTCGGCCCACTGGTCGTCGGGGGCAGCGTCTTCGAACATGGCTCGTTCTCCCTGGTGCGGTGCGGGGCTACTTGCCTCGGCGGTTGCTGAGGACTGCGGCGGCGAGCAGGGCGATGAAGGCGGCGGTGCTGCAGACCGCGAGGACGGCGTACAGGGCGTTGTCGCTCACGGCTCACGCCTCCGGGATGTCGCTCTTGGCGGCGAGCAGCACCGCGCGATCTACGACGACGATCCGCTCATACGGTGCGACGCCGGCGTCCGGCGGCAGGGTGGGCAGCAGGTCGTCGGTGCGATCGATCCCGATGATCGCGAAGCTGCCGTCCTTGAGCTCGAAGACCGCCGCGCAGCCATTCATCTCGGTGCAGGCGGCGTCCGGGTCGCCGAGTTGGCGAGCGATCTCGGTCATGATCAGTCCTCTCGGGGCGTGGCGGTGTCGCCGTGCTCGAAGTCGATGCGCTGGAATCCGGACGGCTCGTCGATGGCGCCGTGGCGGATCAGGTAGCCGTGCTGCATGGCGATCAGGTCGTACTGCGGCAGGTACTCGGGGCGGGCGTAGCGGGGCCGGGGCAGGGCGCTGTGCTGGGTGAGGGCCTGGAGTTCGGCCATGAGCTGGCCGCAGTTGACGCCTGCGACGAACGCTTGGTCGTCGTAGGGGCCGCCGTCGCTTTTGCAGATCACGAACGGCAGGACGAGCTCGTACTCGCCTTCCTCGTCGGTCATGGCTGGTCCTCCGGTCCAACGACGGTGGTGTGGTGTTCGGGTGGGTTGAGGTTGACGGTGGGCGGTCCGGTGAGGGTGGCGACGGCCGCGAAGCCGAGGGTCACGGCGGCGAGGAACGTGCACAGGGCGTTCACAGCAGGCCTTCGGGTCGAGGGCGGTGATGGTGGGGCAGGGGAAGTCGCCGCATCCGGCAGCGCAGTCGGGCGGCTCTCCGGCGCACGCGGAGGCGTACACGTTGGTCGGCCGGTGCACCTCCCGCACGCGGTCGAGGGTGGAGCGGACGCCGACGAGCTCGGCTTCGGCTTGCTCGGCGCGTTCGCTCATGCGGTCGAGGTCGGCACCGATGCGGGCGTGGTGGATCCGGTCGGCTTTCGCTTCGGCGCGCGCCTCGTCCCGTGCGGCCCGTAGCTGCGCGGTGTGCGCCTCGACAGCTCGGACAGCTCGGGTGATGCCCGCCTCGGAGAGGGCCGGTAGCGCACCGGCGATGGCGTCCCGCAGCGCGCTGTCCGGGGCGGGTGCGGGGTCGATGCTGGCGAGTAGGCCGATGCGGTTGGTCGGATTGCCGCCGCTGATGTGGTCCTCCAAGGTCGCCTGGGGCTCGGCTGGCCGGACGCTGGCGCAGGCGTCAGCCCACAGACGCTGCTGCTCGGCGTGCGCCTCGGCGATGTGCCGGTCCCGCGCGGACTGTGCGGACTGCTCGCTGGAGTGGTCGAGGGACAGCGCGCCGTCGCAGGTGTCGGTGCCCCAGCAGCGGAACACCCAGCGCGGCCGGTTGCGGTCGTCGCGGTACGGCTCGATGACGAGCCCGGTGTGCGGGTCGTCGGATGTTGCGGGGCTGGCAACGCTGGCCGGGGGCAGGGCCGGAGCGGGCGTTTCGCTGGACCTGGGGATGCACCGGTCGCTGTGTCCGGGCCGCAGCATGCACCACCAATCATGCCCGCCGGACAGGCCACACTCGACCCGCTCGAAGGTTGTAGATGTCGGGTCGGTCACGGTCGGTCTCCTGCCGGTTCGGTCGCGCGGTGCGGGGTGGTGTCGTCGGCGTCGAGCCAGGCGATGGGGACGCGGTCGCTTTCGGGCGCCGACCGGTGCCAACCGCCGGGGCTGTGGACGGGCCGGGCGCATTGGCGGTCGGTCCGGTCCCACGGGTGGGTGATCGTCGCGGTGCAGGTGGCGGGCTGCGGGGTGATTTGACAGCCGTCTGCGCCCGTAGCGGGGCGCTCGCGGGCGCCTGCCGTCGTTGGGGGGTTCTGGGTGTGGGCCATTCGTGCCTCGCTTCGGTGGCTCCTGCGTCGCTGTGGCGCCTCGGAGGGGTGGGTGAAGGGATTTACCTTCAGAGGGGGGTCCAGGCCGTCAGGGAGTTAACGGCCGGGTAACTTGCGGGGGTTGGGGATCCTCGGCGGTCGGCTCGTCCAGTGCCCGGCGGAGGGATTGCGGGCCGGGGTGAAGGCCGATACCGGGCGGCGGCTCCCACGCGTCCCAGTCGGCGGCAAGAGCCCGAACGCGAGCGACCGCACCCTCGGCCCGTTCCAGCCGCTCGTACAGCGCGTCGAGGTCGTCGCTCTTCAGGTCGTCGAGGCGGATGCGCGCGCTCACGGCTGGACCTCCGTGGCAGGGCCGGGAAACTTCCGGCCGTGGCCGACGAACTGGTACACGGCTTCGGCGCCGTCGCTGGCCTCGTAGTCGAGCTCGTACCAGGACCGCTGGCCGCTGCGCAGCAGGGTCCCGAACGTCTGCGGGTAGTCGGACGGGCAGGCGTAGACCAGGTGATCCACGTGGCCGTCCATGGATCCGCCGACCCAGCGCCGGTGGCCCTTGTGCTTGCTGCAATCCATCAGGCGGCGCGTCACGGCTGCGGCTCCGCCCGGCTGTCGAGGTCGGCGAGCCACGCCTGGATGACCGCGGCGCACTGGATCAACTCGGTGCGCAGCGCGGCGGGGTCGGTCTCGGCGAGGGCCTCGTAGATCTCCTCGAGCAGGATGAACGCCCAGCGCGCACCAACGTCCGGGTCGGCGGCGGCGAGCTGGCACTCGCGGCGAGCGGACTCGGCCTTGCGGGCGTAGAACTCGCCGCCGGTGCCGTCGTCGTGGTGCTGATCGGCCCACTTGCGGAGCTGGCGCGATCGCTCGGCGTCGACGGCTTCGGCGAACGCCTTGAGGCCGGGGGTGGTGAACAGGGCGGGGTAGCTCATGGTCGGGTCCCTTCGTGGCTTGCGGCGATGTGGATGAGTGCGTCGATCTGTGCGGCGGTGGAGCCGAGCGCCCGGCCCGACGCGGGCGGCTGGCCGGGCGGGCAGAGGCGGCACGTCCAGGCCCACGCAGCCGAGGCGTGCACGGCGGGCAGGTGGTCGGCGAACGGCGGGGTCAAGGCGCCCACCTGCTCACGGCAATCCCGGCGGCTTCGGCGACAGCGGCGCAGTACGTCGCGCCGTGCGAGCCGTGCGGGCCCCGCTTCGTGCACGACGGCAGGCTGCAGGGGGCGATGAACGCCATGCACTCGTCCGCGCCGAGGGCGACCATCTGCCGGTTGCGGGTCATGCCCGCGGCCCGGTTGTAGATCCCGCCGGGCCGCCAGTCGGCCGGGTGAGGCTCGGCGGTCACGCCGCGGTCGGCGAGCTCCCGGCACCAGGCGGCGGCCATCGCATTCGCGCCCTCGCTCGCGGCGCCGTGGACGACGGTCAGGTTCCAGCCGTGCGCCCAGCCGGCCTTGTCCAGCGCGGTGCGGATCACGTCCGCGTCCGGCCAGGCGCGCGAGCCGGTGATCAGGATCCGGTAGGGGGCGGTCACGGCTTCTCCTCCTCGACCTGGTCGGCAGCGGCCTCTGGAGTGGGGCCGGTGATCTTGATGAACTCGTACTCTTCGGTCCCGGACTCGTAGCCGTGACCTCCGGAGAGCGGGGCACTGCAGCCACGGCAGCGAGCCAGGTCGAACCAGGCGATGCGCTGGCAACGGGGGCAGCGGGTGAGCCAGCAGTTCCGGGACCGGGTGGAGGTCCAGCTGAGGTAGCCGCCGCGGGACCAGGCGACGCGGCGCTTCGCACGGGCCGGCCAGTGGTCGAATCGCTCGTCGGTCCAGGGGTCGATCGCGCGGGGCGGGTTGCCGATCAGGACGAGTTCGCCGCCCGGCCAGCGACAGGAGCACTGGAGGATGCCGCGGATGCGAGGGCAGCTGCAGCGCAAGGTGTCGCCGAGTTCGTATGCCTTCTCGACCCTGGGCACGCCGGGGCCGTTGACCTCGAGCCAGATGCCTATCTCGGTGAGGTGGAAGTCCGGCAGGTATCGCGTCCCGGACGGCAGGGTGAACGTCTCGGGCTCGTACTCCCAGACGATGTCCAGGCTGTCGAGGGTGGCGGCCCAAGAAGCTTCCAGTGCCGAGCGGTAGGTGCGGCCGTCGTACACGGTGGGTAAGGCTTCGACGGTCATACCGCCGGGGAGCGCACCGTCTTTGCTCTCGGCGTGGTCGCGGCGCAGGCGGGCGGTGGCAAGGTCGTCTTCGGTCATGCCGACGATGCATCGCTTGTTGATGTTCATCGGTGCTTCCCTTCGATGGCTGAGTGCGGGCTCCAGGCCGGGCCTTGCTGGTGGCCGGGGCCTTGCTGGCTGCGGGGGTCGTAGGCGACCCACGGCCAGTCGGGGCCGCGGCGGATCTGGACGGGCCAGGAACGTTCTTCGCGGGGGCCGCGCCAGGACACGACGTTCATCAGCCGCTCGTGCTTGGCGGTCTCGTCGTCGGCGAGGCGTATGCCGTAGCCGAACTCGGGCCAGCGCATCCACAGACTTGAGCCGAGGGGGCGCAGGGCGCGGTGGTTGCCGAATCCGTTGTGATGCGGGGAGTGGGCTTCCATCCACACGGCGCATCCGGAGGTGGCGCGGGCCTCGTCGATGACGACGGACACCTTGCGGGCGAGCTCCTCGCTGTTGGGGTCACCGGAGTGGAGGCGGTAGATCGGGCCGATGGTGAGGAGTTCGGGCTTGAGCTTTTCGACCTTGCGCATGAGGAACGCGCGGTCCGCGGCGCGGGTGAGGTCGAGTCCTTCGGGGCGGCAGATGATCCGTAGCCGGTTGGGGTCGTAGCTGCCGTTGGTGCGTTTCTGGGCGAGCTGGCGCAGGGGCCGGAAGTGGCGGGCTGAGGCGAGGTCGCCGTTTTCGCAGTCGATGACGAGGACGGTGGCGGGCCCGTTGTCGGTGTCGGTCTGGGTGAACGGGTGCAGGCCGGCGGAGACGCACATGGCTACCTGCCGGGTGAGGACGGACTTTCCCGCGCCCTCGGCTCCGGTGAACACGATGCGATCGCGGCGCTCGATGAGGTTGGGGATCAGCCAGTCGTAGTGGTGCTCGACAGCGAGGAACTCGTCGATGTTCGGCACGTGCTCGTCGGCAGCGGCGCGGCCCCGGTCGCGGATGTCGCGGAAGGCGGCGACGGTCCGTTCGACGAGCTCGCTGGTTTCACCTTCGCCGGAGAGGGCGGCGTTGGTGGTGCGGATGGATTCCTCGAGAACGGCGCGGCGGATGCCTAGGGCCCGGATGCGTTCGGCATACCAGCCGGCCATCGCTGCGGATGGGACAGCTTGGGCGAGGACGAAGAGGTAGTCGCGGCCGCCGATGCTGCGGAGTTCGCCGGTCTGCTCGAGGTGGTCGGCCAGGGTGATGGGGTCGACGGGCTGGCCGGCGGCGTGCATGCGACCGATGGCGTTGAAGATCGTGCTGTGCCGGGGGTGGTAGAAGTCGGCTGCCTCGAGGGTGTCGAGGAGTTCGCGGACGGCCTGGGCGGAGAAGACGCAGGCGCCGAGGCCGGCTTGTTCGGCGGCGGTGTCGTGGGGCTGCATGCGCTCGAGGGCGGCGGCGTCGTCGGGCATGGCGGCGGCCCAGGGGTCTTCGGGTGGGGTGCTCACGCGTTGTACATCCATTCGTCGTGAGGGCTGGCGGCTTCGGGGGGCTGTTTGCCGGGGGCGCGGCTGCGGCGTTCGGCTGCACGCTTGGCGTCGTCGCGGATCCACTTCTGCCAGGCGTCGGGCCACGACTTGCGTTGGGCGCCGGTGGCTCGGTAGTGGCTGACGAACTGGGCGGTGGAGTGGTCGACGTCGAGGGCCGGGAATGTGGTGTGGGCCCACCGCCGCATTACGTCGGTGACGGAGAAGTTCGCGTCGTCGATGGGGGCGTTGTTCGGCGCGTCGCGGGGGGCGGCACTGTAGGTATCCACCTGAGCCCCACCGGTTGTTGGTGGTTCTGTTTTTGGTTGATTGGTGGTTACGGCGGCACTGAGTGCGTGACGTCCGGCTTTCAAGTGCGTGACGTCACGCACTTCGAGTGCGTGACGGCCGGACTCTGAGTGCGTGACATCGCCCTCCGTCACGCCGTCTGAGTGCGTGACGGTCACGTCTTCTGAGTGCGTGACATGGCGGGCCCGGGACCGCCTCTTCCGCTCCGTCGCAGCCTCCCGCGACGCCTCCTCCGAGCGCTCCAGTTCCTCCCAGTCGGAAGGCGGACGGACCGCGTTCATCGAAAGCCGCCATCGCGTCCGGTCCTGCACTGCGCCATCCCGGACGATCAGCTTCGCGTCCTCGAGGCGGCGCAGCGCGCGCTGTACGGTCCGCCGGTCGTAGCCGGTGCGGTACTGCAGACGCGCCACCGACGGGTGAGCGCTGGTGCCGTCCATGCGGGCATGCTCGGCGAGCGCCTGAAGGACATGCCGCGACGTGGCGTCAGGCTTCCCCGACGGCGTTCGCAGCATGGGCGCATCGTCCATAGCCCACTTCACGGCCTCGGTGCTCACAGAGTCTTCTCTCGGCTGGTGCGGATCGGTGGCTTGCGGTCGCGCTCTACGGCGGCCCGGCGCGTGGCCGGCGGGGCCCGCTCACGCGGCGGCCTCGAGGCAGGCGCGGACGCGGAGCGCGGCCCACGTGGCGACGTTGACGGGCACGGCGTTCCCGATCTGGATGCGCTGTTCGGTCTCGCCGCCGGCCAGCACGTGATGGGCGGGGAAGCCTTGAGCGCGCCCCTTCTCGGTGAGGTTGAGCGGGCGGTACTCGCACTCGTCGACGGTGAGATCGGGGCCGGGGCGCGCGAGGTAGTGGTGATTGCCGCCCTGGGCGGACAGCGTCCCGATCGGCGCGTCGAGGCTGGTCGCTCCGCCGTGGTTGCGGCTGGTGACGATGAACGGCTTGCCGTGGAGCTGCTCGAGGCCCATCCGGACGCGGGCGCGGGTGGCTTCCACATACGGCACGCGTCCCCGACCCTGGCGGCCGTCGCCGAAGCGGTGTCCGCGCGTGGTGGGGTCGATGATGTCGCCGATGCCGCGGACGATCGGCTGCACCCGGCGGTGGCAGCGCGGGGTGGGGCACACGTAGTGGTATTGGTCGCCGTACTCGCCGACCCGGCGGGCTTTGGCCGGGGTGGTCCAGTGCTGCACGCCTTGGACGGGGCCGCAGTTCTGGCACATGGCGTCGGGGCGGGGGCGTAGGTCCGGGACGCGCCCGATGTCTTTGCGGATCATTGCCCAGAGCAGGCGGTCGCGTAGCTGCGGCAGGCGCTGGAAGGTGTCGCCGTGGATGTGCGCGGCGTTCACCGATGCGAGGACGGGGATGTAGTCGAGTGCGTCCCAGACGCGCAGCCACGCATCGAACAGGGCCTGGTTGCGTTTCATGCCGAAGTCGGGGACGTTCTCGCCGATGTAGGCGAGCGGGCGGTGGACTTCGGCGTAGCGGATGGGGTCCCAGGCGGTCATGCGGGTGCGGGAGAAGTCCGCGGGCTCGGGCCGCGGCAGGCCGTCGCCGACCTCGAGGGCGGTCTGCGCCTGCGGTGCGGCTCGCCCGCCGGCCGGAGTGACTTCCCAGCAGATCGGCGAGCCGACGAGTACTTCGGCCCGCGGCAGGGAGCGCATGTCGAGGTTGTTGATGTCGCACTGCTGGACCCTCATCCGGGGCCAGTTCGCCCGCGCGGTGTCGCAGGCGGCTTCGTCGTGGTTGGCGGCGTACACGCCCTCGTATCCGGCGTTGGTGCAGCCGCGGAGGTCGCCGCATCCGCCGGAGAATAGGAAGGCTGCTCGTCTCATGCGGCACTCACCTCCGCGTCCTCGGCTTGCGTTTTGGCCTGGGCTTCGCGCCAGCGGGCGATGGAGTGCTCGAGGTAGCTCTTCTCGACGCCGAGTCGGCCGGCGGCCTGGGTGCGGGTGTAGCCCTGCCGCTGGAGTTCGAGGCAGTTCTCGGCAAGGGCGACGTAGCGGGGCGTTTGGGTGGTGGCGGGGATGAAGGCGGGGTTGTCGATTTCGTCTGCGTCCCAGTAGTCGACGCCGGGCCAGCCGTGTCGGCGGGCGCTGGCGACGGCCAGGCGGCTGCTGCCGGGGCGTCCGCTGAGCTGCCAGTAGGCGGCGCGGACTGCCTTATACGTCGCCGCGGTCACGAATCCGAGGCGCCCGTGGACGATGTTGCGGATCGTCGCGTCGGATACGCCGCTGGTTTTGGAGAGCATCCCTGAGCCGTGGCCGATGGCGTAGAGAGCTCGGAGGCGCCGTTGGGTTCCGATGACGGGCAGCTGGTCGGTGTCGCGGACGATGCGCGGCCGAACGCCGAGGATCTTGGCTGCGGTGGTTGCGTTGAGCGTGGGGGTCTTGCGCTTAACGGCGTTGCAGACGGTGGCGGTGCTGACGTCGGCGGCGATGGCGATCTGTGTGCGGCTCATGCCGGCGCCGAGGAGCCAGTGGACGTGGGCGGAGACGGGCCCGGTGGGCACGCGCAGGAGGATGCCTTGGAGGTGGGCGAGCTCGCGGGCGGCGCAGGCCTTGGTGTGGGCGGCGACGCAGAGCTTGCAGCCGCAGGGCGGCCGACTCCCACTGGGGGTGCCCTGGTAGCGCGCGGTGGTCCCGTGCGCCGGGAGCGCCCGCGTTGCGGTGGTCATCGGTCGACCTCCTTCACCGCGTCGCGCACGCGCCCGCAGCCCTGGTTCATCCAGTCGCCGCGCATGCGGCCGGCCTGGTTGAGTTCGCGGAGGCTGGCGATGAGCTGCCGCTCCTCGGCGGCGCGCGCGGCGTGCTGCTGCTCCCGGCGTCGGATGGCGGACCAGGCGGCAGCCCCGATCACGGCGATCGTCAGCCAGGCGGCGCCGATCAGTGCGAGGGCGTTCATGCGGGCACCTCGCCCTCGTCGAACTCGAGGACGCCTTGCGCGAACCGCTTCTTCGCGAGGTCGTGATAGGCGGGGTTGAGATCGATTCCGACGTACTTGCGCAGCAGCCGGGCTGCGGCCTCGCCGGTTGTGCCGGACCCGGAGAATGGGTCGAGCACGGTGCCGCCGGGCTTGCAGCCGGCTTTGATGCAGCGGATCGGCAGGTCGATCGGGAACGTCGCGAAGTGGGCCTGCGGGTTCGGCCGGGTCGTGATCGACCAGACGTCTCCGGGGTTGCGGCCGTTCCCATTCGCGGCGAGGACGGTTGCACCGACGGAGCGCATCCCGCCGAGCCCGTAGCGGCCCGGCTCGCCCGCTGCCTTGCGCTGCTCCCACGTTGCGCCGCGGTATTCGGTGGCGGGCTCGCGGATGGCGTCAAGATCGAAGTGATATCGCGCGTGCTTGGTGAACAGGAACAGCGGCTCGTAGCGGTTAGAGAGCCGGTCCTTGACGGACTCCGGCATAGCGTTCGGCTTGTGCCAGATGATCGCGTTGCGGAGGATCCAGCCGTCGTCCTGCAGCGCGAACGCGACGCGCCACGGAATGCCGAGCAGGTTCTTTCCTGGCAGCTCCGACGACGCGCGCTGCGCCGCATGTCCGTTGGCTCGCGTGTTCCCGCCACGGGTGTCGTAGCTGGTTCGTCCGCCGCTGGCGTAGCTGTCGCCGATGTTGAGCCACAGCGTGCCGTCGTCAGCGAGGACGCGGCGCGCCTCGGCGAACACGGCGCGCATCGTGGCGACGTACTCGGCGGGCGAGGCCTCGAGGCCGTACTGGCCGGGCGTGCCGTAGTCGCGCAGGCCGTAGTAGGCCGGGGAGGTCACGATGCAGTCGACGGAGCCGTCCGGCAGCGTGGCCAGCTGTTCGAGCGCGTCACCCAGGAGGAGGGTCACCTGCGGGTCGGAGTAGTAGACGCTCATGCTGCCCTGCCTTGGATAGCGGATCGCGTGCCCTGCCACCGTTTGCAGGCGGATCCGTCGCGGGCGTCGCCGTATCCGGCGAAGCGGATGACGTCGGCGCGCTGCAGTTCGGCTATGAGGCGCGGCCAGTAGCGCGGCTCGGCCGGCTCGGGCAGGTCGTTGGCTTCGGCGACGTGCCAGCACAGGAAGTCGTGGCCGGTGCGGGCGGCTGCCAGGTAGCTGGGCCACACGGTGTCGCGCCACGTCTCGTAGTCGGTCGGCGGCGGCGCGGGCATGCCTTCCAGCACGGCCTGGCCGTCACCGGGTGCGGTCTGTCGCCTCATTGGGTGCCTCCAGCGGGTTCAAGGCGGTCCAGGGGTAAGGGCGCGGCACAGTGCTCGCACAGCTCGTTGTCGGTCTCCGGGTCGAACGGGCCGTCGGCGTGGCCGCACCGGTCGCAGGTGATCTCAGGCGGCGTCATCGCTGGCTCCCGCCGTGAGTTGGGGCAGGAAGTCGGCGGCGAGGGTCCCGGTACGCCACGCCTGGGCGATGGCCGCCGCGCCGTCGTCCGGGATAGTCATCCGTGGGTAGGCCGAGCGTGGCTGCAGCACCACCCCGGGCACGTCGTGGACCTCGCCGGTCTCCCGGTCGCACCACTGCACGACCCCGGCCGCGGCGATCTCCTTGAGGACCTGGGTGGTCCAGGCCGGCCGTACCTCGGTGACGAACCGGCGGACGATCTCGCCTGGCCGGGTGTCGAGCACCCAAGCCGTGAACTTCTCTGCGTCGGTGACAACCGCTGTGGGCTTGGGCTGGACGAGGGTGACCTTCCCGACCTGCTTCCCGTCCGGGAGGGATACGCCGATCTGCTGCGTGCCGCTGTCCTGCTTGGCCGCCTTCAGACCCTGTTGCAGCTCGGCCTTGGCGGTCTTCAGCTCGGCACCGATGGCCTCGTGCAGGGCGCCCAGCACGGCGGCGCGGGTGGCGGCGTCCTTGAGACTCACGGTGCCGCCTCGAGGTGTCCGGCCATCTCGTTGAGCTGGGCGGCTCCTGCTTTGGCGATGGGCAGGCCGTAGGACTTGGCGAACTCCTCGTCCACGTTGGCAAGTCCGGCCTTGGCGGCGGCTGCCCGCAGGCGCTTCTCTGCCGGGTCGGCAGCGTCCGGGGTACCGCCCTGCTGCGGCTCGCTCCACTTGGCGCGGCCGGCCGCAGCGAGCTGATCGAGATAGGGCTGCGGCGCGCCCTCCGTCTTGGCGGCCTGGTAGGCGCGCTGCGCTTCCTCCGCGCTGGCAGCACCCTCGACGGCAGCGAGCCAATCCCGGGACGGGCCGCTCGGCGCGGTGGGAGGCGGTGTCTCCCACGGACCGGGCTCGGCACGGTGGGCGCGTTGCGGCTGCCGCTCGGCGGGTGGGTTCGCGGGGTGGTCGCGGTCGCCATCGTCAATGCTGCGCGCGTCGATCGGCACCATCAGTACGTGCAGCAGCAGGTACTTGAGTGCCGCACTCATGGCCTTGTTGGTGGCCTTATCGGCGGTGTCGGACGCCTCGCCCGGCACGGTCGCCTCGAGGTAGTCGCCGGCCGGGCCGTAGATGCGGTAGCGCATCGTCAGGTAGACGGCGGTCATCTTCTCGCCGCGCTTCTCGCTGGTGCGCTCGAGGACCTGCGGGACGATGAACACGCCGTGCTTGCGCATGGGTCCGGCGACGGCGGACATCAGGTCGTCGATGCCGCGGAAGTTGTACCGCTGGTGGCTGTTGATCTGGTCTTTGCCGACGGGCATGGTGTCGCGCATCACGAGGGCGAGCGCGTGGTAGATGTCCGGCGCTGCGGCGGGCGGTGTGCCGTTGACGCGTTCGGGCGCGGTGGTGCTCATCAGGCGGCGCTCCCCTCGGCGTTGACGGGGGCGGGCTCGAGGTCGAGGTACGCGCGTTCTCCGCCCGGGTGCTCGCGTGCCTCGAGGTCGCGGTGCAGCCGGGTCATGCGCAGCCCGCTGTCGTGGATGAGGGCGATCAGGTGGTCGACTTCGGGTTTGGTGCCGACGGCTCGTAGCTGAAGGGTCATGGCGTGCTCCGTATGTCTTGTGTCGCGGTGTGTGGCTGTTGGTGTGGCGCTTTCGGGATGGGTGGTCCCCGGGCCGCCCGCCCTGGGGGGTGGGTCGGGCGGCCGGGGTGCGGGTCGGCTGGGGTGGCCGTCCCGCGGTCGGGTGGTTGTGGGGCCCGCGTCCGCCGGCCGGTGTCATCCGGCGGCGCGGGCTGTCAGTGGGCGGGCTTGGTTTCGGCGTCGCGGAGTTCGGCGAAGTGGCGCATGCGGGCTTCCATCTCGTCGGCGACGTGCTGCGGGTCGGTGCCGTCACGCAGGGCTTTGATCGCCAGTGCGGCCATTTCGAGGGTCCTGCCGAGGTAGCGCTTGCCTGCTGCGCGGTCGCGTTCCGCGAGGTGCTGGCCCGCAGCGTCGGCCTGGTCTTTCTGCTTCTCGTGCTCGCGGTCGCGGATCAGCCCGGCGCGGTCGAGGAGTCGCACGATGGCCTGGTCGCGGTCGTCGGCGTGCCACAGCACCCAGCGCCGTGCGGCGAGGTGGTCGAGCGCCGCCTGCTCGGTCACCGTGTTCGGCTCGTCGGGGCGGAGGTAGCCCGCCGCGGCCTTGTCGATGCTCATCCCGCCACCTCCACGCCCTGCTCGATCTGCTGCGTCCGCTCGGGGTCGTCCTCGGCCTCGAGCTCGGCCTCGGCGTCCGGCTTCTTGACCCAGGACTGGCGCCCCCAGTGAGTGGCGACCGGTTTGGTCAGGCTGACCAGCGGCCACGCGGTGGGCTCGACGGCGGCCTGCGGCGAGCGGTGCAGCGGCACGGGGGTCGTGTCGACGCGCATCATCGGCCCGATGGCTGGCGGCTCGACGACCCGCGGTACGGGCTGCGTCACCTGGTCGTCGGGGTCGGAGGTGTCGCGCTGCCCGGCGGGGACGGTGATCCGCTCGACCTCGGCGGCGGCCTGTCGCTTCACGGCTTCCTCGAGGCAGCGGAACGCCTGCTCGGCCTCGTCCGCGCGTGCCGCTGTGGCCTTGTGGGCGGCCTCTTCCTCCTCGAGCCAGGTCGACACCTCGGCGACCTCATCGAGGGCGCCGTTCATCTCAGCGTCGTGCCTGAACTTGTCCGCCCTGCGGTCGGCCCACAGCTGCTTGTTCTCCGCGAGGAGCTCAGCGCGGGTCAGGACGAGGCGGCGGCGGCCGGTGCCGGGCGGGGCGATCAGGTTGAGGAGCATCACCGGGACTCACCTCCGGCGGATGCGTCGGCCAGGCGCTCCAGGTCGCGCATGACCTGGTTGACGGTGCGGCTATCGCCGTAGAGCGTGGCTCGGTTCGCCAGCCGGTCCGAGATCTCGCGCAGCACCTCGGCCCGCTTGATCGCGTCGTGTTCGGCGAGGATCTCCTCCGCACCGTCGCGGTAGACGGAGGCGCCCTCCATCAGGGAAAGCGCGATGTACTCGGTCGGTTCGTTCACTGCGCCATCTCCTCGGGTGTCGCCCCAGAAGTGGGGCATAAGGCGTTGGGGTCGAAGCCGCGGGCGATGTTGAACGCGATCCGCGCGTCGGCAAGAGAGGTCGCCTGGTCGGCGAGCTCGGCGGGTGAGGCGCCGAACGGGCCCGCGGTGAGCCGGTAGCGCAGCCGGGCAGAGTCGGCGAGAGTCATGACGCGCGCTCCTCGTCGGGTTCCGCGGCGGCGTGCAGGCCGAGGACCGTGTACACGGCGGCCGGCACGAGGGCGACGGCGGCGAGGACCACGAGGACGTTCAAGACGGCGGTCACCAGGTCCTCCCGATCTCGCGGAGGGAACCGGTCTCGTGGCGGACGTTGTCGGCGTTGTCCTCACCGCTGGCGAGGTTGTTGACCTCCGTGACCCACTGCGTGCCGTCCGGGTCCTGGCTCTGGTCGATCCACGCCTGGCCGTTGCCGTCGAGGTAGATCCGGCAGCGCCGGTCTGTCGGGTCGTCTTCGATGCGTGGCTCGAGGTACGTGCGGCCCCGGTTGTAGTGCGGCACCGGATCGGCGCGACGGATCACCACGTACTCGTTCGGATCGAGCTCCCGGCCGTCGCGGAAGTACCGCAGGCGGTCGGCGCTCTCGTCCTCGGTGACCTCGATGCCTGTCTGCCGGGCCAGCTCCGGGTCCATGTCGCTGCCGAGGTGCTCAGTCCCGGCGTGTACCTCGTACACCTCGGCCTGCGGGATGTGCGCGAAGGCGTCGGTGAGCTCCTCGAGGCAGGCGACCATGCGGTCCTGCCAACTGATGGGCATCGACTGCATGAGGGTGCGCGGCAGTACCGCGTAGTTGGTGTACGACAAGCCGAACCAGGTGTGAACCGGGCCGTCCGTCGGGTGAAGTTCAGGCATGATTCCCCCAGGTCTTGATGAGCCCGGCGACGGACTGCGACGCGGCGGCCACATCCACACCCGGCCGGCGGGCAGCCTGCTCGGGCAGCAGCTCGCCCCAAAACGCGTCGCCCGCCTTGCGCTCCGAGCGGAGCTCACGGCGCAGCTCGGCGTTCTCGGCTTCCTTGGCCGACAGGCGGGCTTGCAGCTCGGCCAGCTCGACAGCCGACTCGGCGCGGGCGGCGGCCCGGACTTCCCCGGCGCGCTCCGGATCCAGCAGGATCCCCAAGTCATCCAGGTGTTGCAGGCCCTGCGTCAGCGGCTGCAGCAGCCCTTCCGGCTGCTCCGCCAGCCACGGCTCCACCTGCTTGCGCGCCCACCGGGCACGCGGCGACATGTCGGCGGTCTTCATGCGGCACCGCCGTGAGCGGCGTCGTAGGCGGTGTGGACCTCGTCCATCGCCAGCTCGTACCGGGCCTGCACCCCCGGCATCCACGCCCGCGGGTCACGGCCGTGCAGCTCCACGAACGCCAGGTCCACCAGGGCCAGCGCGTACTGCGCCCGGTCCTCCAGCGTCAGCTTCGACTCGCAAGCCGCCGTGGCTTCATCGATCACAGTCATGACGTGCTCCCTTCGGGTGCCGGCCAGCGGCCGATCAGGTCGGGGTCGATGTCCAGAAACTGGTGCGCCGCCTCGGCGTGCGCGCCATCGGTGATCGGATACCGTGCATGGATCTCGGCGAGCGCCACCTCGAGCTCGTCCAGCGGCACGTCCAGATCGGCGATCGTGCGCCGCGCCGGGGCGGTCATGAGCCGGTCCGCTTCGCGAGATCTGCGGCGATGACGGGCAGCACGCTCGTGCGGAACCACGCCGACGCCTCGAAACCGCCAGTCCCCAGATCGATCAGCCGCTCGTAGCCGGCATGGACCTCGCCGGTGAACTCGTTCTTCCACTCCCACCGGACGCCGTGCTCGTCGAGCCACTTGCCGAGGCGAGCCACGTACTCGGCGTGCAGGTCGCCGCAGCCGTAGCCGCGGTCGTCCTTGTAGCCGTATGCGGTGTCGAAGGACACCTCGAGCCAGCAGGCGCGATCGTGGTGCGTGCTGTCGCACGGGCCCTCGTCGGGGTCGTACCACTTGGTGCCGGGAAGGCTGCAGTAGTCGTCGTGCTCGGCGGCCTCGTCGGCGGTCCGCAGCGGGGCGTCCGGCTGGTAGTGCAGCATCAGCCACGCGGGCAGACCCTGGCCCAAGTTGTTCTGGATCGTCCACGGGTTGCCCGGCTCGACGAACGACTTGCCGTCACGCCAGGTGCTGCCCTGCTCATCGGTCCACGTGTGCGCCTCGGTCGCGCCGAGGAGCTCGCGGCAGAAGAGGAACACTTCGTGGGCGTCGATGTGGTCGAGCGCGAAGATGCGGGTGTCGAGGGTCATGATCCGTTCCTCTCGGCGTCGGCGTGCGCCTCGAGCAGCAGAGCCAGACGATGCGCCGTGCGCTCCTCCGCCTCCGTCAGCGCCAACATGCGGCCGTCCGGGGTCGGGCCTCCGCAGCGCACAAGGTCCGCGGCGAGGTGGTAGTACTCGGCGATCAGCGGGCCGAAGTCGCCACGCGAAGCAGACGCGAACGCGGGCGGCATAGCGGGGACTGCGGACAGGTGGGCGCTCATCGCAGACCACCTGCCTCGGAGGCCATCTCGAAGAGCCGGTCAGCGAGCTGCTCCGGCTCCACGAACATGTCCTCGTGGGCCCACAGGCGGACCGCAGCAGCAGCATCACGGAAAGCGGCAGCACGGACCTGGGCCTCAAACTCGGCCGGCGTCAACCCGTCGTAGAAGGCGGCGCTCATGCTGCATCACCGTCCTCAAGGGCGGCCCGCACCTGCGAGGCGATCGGGAACGGCAACGACATCTGCAGGTGCCGCTCAGCGCGGGCAAGCTGCGTGCGCACCTCACGGGCGAAACCGATCAACTGCGGCAGGACACTGACGTGGATCTCCCAGCGGGTCCCCGACGGCGACGGCCAGAACAGGTGCTCCCAGTTGCGGTGCGGGATCCCGTTCTTCGTGGTGAGGATGCCGCCCGTCGTGAGCAGCTCGCGGAAGCCGTGCGCATCGACCTTGAACCCGTACTGCAGACGGGCCACCGCGGCGGCGTGGTCCCACGTCACCGTGCCGGAGCCGATCGCGGTGGGCGCGGCCATGCTGCGGGCCTCAGCCCCGGCCATCTCCTCGACGCTCAGGAGGTAGGTGCGGACCTTGCGCGCAACGTCGGACTCAGTGAGCAGCTGGCCGACATTGAGGATCGTGCGGCGGGTGAAGGTGCGCAGTGCCCGGCGGTTCTGTCCGCCGTTCGAGACTGTCAAGTTGGCAGTCTCGAAAGCGTGAAGCCTGTCGCTGCGCAGGGTGCGCATCCCGTTCTCTTCGAGTTCGTCGCGGTAGCGGCGGACGATGCTCTCGATGGCATCGACGCCGACCTCGAAGTACGAGGCGACGATCTCGGTCGTGGCGTGGGTGTCGTCCGGCAGGAGCGCCAGCGCCTTCACCTTGTCGAGCACGTCGACCCGGAAGGCGTGGACATCGCGCAGGGTGCGGGACTCGGTGAGGACCAGCTCGTTCGGCTGGTCTGGGAAGATTGGACTCATCGCGGTCACTTTCTGTCTTGCAGAGGTTGGGTTGATCGCGTAGGCCCGTTCCGGTGGGAAGACCGGGGCGGGCCGCATGCCGCTCAGGAAGCGGCGGGGGTGGGGGTGCGGCGGCCGTGAGCGGCTCGCGGTTCGGGCGGACGCATCTCCGCCTCGTCCTCGGCGGACTTCTCAGCGCCGAGGCTCTTGCGCACGTCGAGGTACGCGTCGAGCTTGGCGATCTCGTATGCGATCTTTCGGCCAACCTCGAAGCCGTGGGGCTCCTTCTTGAGCTGGCGGTACTTGTAGAGGGTCGCCTTGGCTACGCCGATGTAGTCAGCTGCGTCTTCAATCCAGAGACAGTCGGCGGGGGGCGGCGGGGGGCTGTGCGCTATGCGGGGCACTGGGTGACTCCTCCTCCTCAGTGTCATGATCTGGTGAGACAGTGTCCTGTTTGGTGGATGTTGAAGGCGCGAAAAGGACGAGCACGGTGACCCCGAGGGCCTCCGTCAGGCTGTGTGCGCTGTTGATGTCGGCGGTTCGCTGCGTCCCATTGAGCAGCCGTTCGACGAGTCCCCTAGTGACACCTGCAGCGTCAGCCAGGCTTCTTACCGAATACGGGATGCCAGTTCCGGGATGTTCCATGATCCATCTGAAGATCTCTGGATCGCGGAGGGTGTAGCGGCGGCTCATTGATCTCCAGTTGGATTCGCTGCCTTTCAGTGAGACCAGTCAAGCAGTCCTAGGGACAAATCGTCAACAGTTTGGGACAGCTGAATTCAGCGTTTCGGCGGTGCCTGCGGGTGGATAGCATGTCTGTGTAGACGAACTGTCTTGGATGGATGATGGTTGTAGAGCCTGACCTGCTACTTTCCTCGTTGGTTGCGATGCCCATAGAGACAGCCGGTTTCGTAGTGACGCGAGAGGACCTGACCATGCCGCACCCGGCCGCCGCCCCGGACCCCGGCGCGGCCGAAAATGGACCCGCCCTCGGCCCGCTCAGCCAGCTCGTCATCGAGGCCAACGTCAGCGAGTCATACGAGCGCATGGCCGCCCGCGCCATCGACCGCGCGACCGGGGAGCAGCTCATCTCCCGCGGCTACCTCCACAAGCTGGCCAAGACCCCGCCGGCCAAGGCGCCCAGCGAGAAGGAGATGCTCGGCATCTCCCTTGCCATCCGCCAACCGCTGCGCATCGTGCAGAAGGCCACTGCCGAGCAGTACCTCGGGTACGTCGCGGTGGAGCTGTCGGGATACGGCGAGGACGTGCGGCGCATCATCGGCTACCTCGAGGGCCAGGCCCCCGAGGAGGTCGCCCGGTGGCGGGCGATGATGGAGGCTTCCGATCAAGCGCAACAAAGAGAAAGATAGGGCCAATAGGCCCACAGCCAAGCAATAGCCTCAGTGGTCCTATCCGGCAACCGCTACCCCTCAAACCAGAGGGGGGCGCTAGTGGAAGGAGCCGACGCGTGCTGCAAGCTTTCTACGAGATCGACGACACCGTTCCAGCCAGCAAGATCGTGGATGCGCAGGAGGCGCGCGGCAAAGTCCGCTTCGCGATAGCCGGGGACGCAGACCTGCCTGACCTCATCAAGGCGATGAACGTAGAGGCGCACCGCCTGTGTCACAAGCGCGGATGGCTGCAGCTGTGGGACGGCGGCGTCGGCATCGTCGACATCAGGTTCGAGCTCACCAACGACCTCGAGGCGGGCGTCCGCATCGACGCACTTGAAGGCGACCGCCTCCTGAAGATCCTGGTAGACCGGCGGCTTACGCCGGCAGAGTTCGCCGGCATCATGACGGCGGTGTCTGCCAAAGTGCTGGCAGGGGGGCAGCTGTTCCAGTGCTGGGAGGGCGAGATCGTCTCCAACGCCTCAGCTGAGGACTCCCCCGTGATCCCGTAACCCAGGGGGTAGGGCATGGCCGGATACGTCGAGGACCGCTGGTACAAGAAGGGCCCCCCCGATCCTGCTACCGGCAAGCCGACGCGGGAGAAGACCGACCGCCACGGCGCAGGAAAGCGCTGGCGCGTGAAGAACATCCCCGGCGTGCGGGACCGGTCGTTCGTGAAGGAAGCCAGCGCGAAGGCGTGGCTGAAGGCCGCGGCGACCGACTCCAAGCGTGGCACGTTCTACGACCCGCGCGACGGTGACCTCACGCTGCGGGAGTACGTCGAGGACACGTGGTGGCCGCACCTTCGGAAGTCGCCCGGCACGAGGGAATCGATGCGCCCGCGGATCTTCCGCCACATCCTGCCGCACATGGGCCACCTCTCTTTGAACCGAATAGGTCCCGATCAGATCAAGTGGTGGGTGACGCAGGCTGAGCGGAAGATCGACGTAGGCACGCTCGTGCCGGTATGGGCCCACTTCTCCTCGATCATGCAGTCGGCACACAAGGCAAGGCGGATCCCGTCGAATCCATTCCGGGACTCCGACCTTGAGCGGCCCCGGCCGCCGGAGTCGAAGGCGAAGGCGTGGCCGAGGGAGACCGTGACGGCGGTGCGGGCCGCCCTCGATGCGCGCTACCGGATTCTGGTGGATGAGGCCGTCGGCTCCGGCCTGCGCCAGGGCGAGGCGTTCGGCTTCTCCCCCGACGACATCGACGGCGACGTGATCCACGTGGCGCGGCAGGTGGTGAAGGTCGGCGGGCGGCTCGCGTTCAAGCTGCCGAAGGGCGACAAGGAGCGCGACGCGCCGTGCCCAGCGGAGTTGGTTGCCGCCGTCAAGGCGTACATGAACGCGTTCGAGCCGGTTTACGTGACGCTGCCGTGGATCGATACAGCCCGGCCGAACCTGCGCTGGGAGGACCGTCCGCTCGTCACCGTGCGGCTGCTGGTCACGACCACGCACACCCACAGCAAGAGCGGCGGGGCCATCACCCGCTCCGCGTTCAATGCGGAACAGTGGAAGCCTGCGCTCGTCAAGGCCGGAGTCATCCCGGCCCCGCAGGTCGTGCTTATCCCTCGAGAGGGCAAGCGGGCGCTGCGGCGGGTGAAGTGGGAGTTGCCGCGGGAGGACGGCTTCCATGTGCTGCGGCACACCTTCGCGTCGGTCGTGCTGCAGGCCGGCGAGACGATCGCGCAGTTGGCCGCGTGGCTCGGGCATGCGGATCCAGCGTTCACACTGCGGACCTATGTCCACTTCCTGCCGAAGTCTGGGAAGATGGGGATGAAGGCGCTCGGCGCGTGGCTGGCCCCCGGCGCTGACGATGCCCCCGCCATTGAGGCGGATGAGGCGACCTGAGATCCTCTCCCCTTCGCGACTGTCCCCAGATTGTCCCCAGAGCCGTATTTGATCTTGGAATGCGGAGAGTAATCGCAGGTCAGATACCTTTGGACCCCATGTGTAGGCCAGAAGTGCGTGTTGTGCGTGCCTCCTTCCGCCCACCTGCGCCTACGTTCCGTAATCGCCGCTCTAACGCGTTGACCTGCTGAGCTTGACTGCCCTTGCGTTCGCTTGAGTTGGGTTGAGTGTCTGATCTGGCCATCCCCCCGGCATCCCCAGCTCGTCGCCAATCCCCATGGTGTCCCCAGAATCAGGTCTCCGAGCTGCACGAACGCTCAGTCACGCGTCAGCGGTCGGTGGGCTTGCTCCCCCAGTCGACCCAGCTCATAGGGCACGCCTTTGCGCTCGGCCGCCTGCCGGCTCATGGCCTCAAGATCGAGCACGCAGGCGTGGCAGGCACGGACGTCGTAGTCCCCGTTCGACTCGGGCGTGAACTGCGTGAGGCAGGTGGTGTCCACGCCGGTGCGCGCGCATCGGAAGCAGCTCCCGGCATCCCACGGGTAGAGCGAAAGGATCTCGTTGTCATCGAGCATCGTCTGTACCTCCTGCACGTCGCCACCACGCACGTAACCTGGGCAAGTCTCGCTGAGATGTCCAACGCTGCAACGGGTCAAACGACACTCACTCGATCGAGTGATTAAGTCGTACTTCCGGGACATGGATACGTGGACATAGTGAAGTGCCCGCCGTTCTCGCAAGATCATTTGTTGTGATACTTCCCGTACAGACAAACGATCTTGGACGCTAGAGTGTCAGCAGGGTGCCACCCGCTGAACAGCCCCCATGGGTCTCCGCCCGACTTGCCACCGTCGGCGACCGCATCCGCGAAGCACGCCTGCACGCCAACCTCAGCCAAGAAGATCTTGCCGAGAAGGCCGGCTGCGACCGGCGCACCGTCAGCCTCATCGAGAACGGCCGGACGGATCCGAAGATGAGCCTCGTGCTCAAGCTCGCCCGCGCCCTTCGCCTCTCGGTAACCGATCTCTTCACCTGAGCCCGCCCGCCGGTGGCGGGGGTCCGATCCGGCGGGCGGGGGTCTAGGCTCGCCCGCTGCTGGTGGTTCCGCCGTCGCAGCGGGCGAGCGGCCCACCCCGGCGCCGTACAAGAACCGGGGCGGGAGCTTTCAGCGGGTGCGGGTCTTGCGGGCGACGGCCTCGGCTATCGCCGCTATTCGCTGCGACGCGAGGGGGTGAGGCTTGGGGCAGTCGCGGTGCCGCCAGAACGTAGCGCCCGCGCCCGACGCGGCGTGGTGCTCGCCCGCCAGCTCGAGGGGCCGCTCGTCGGTGCCGGGCTCCTGGCAGTGGCAGCACAGACGGCCGCTCACCGGAGGCCCCTGGCGATATGACAGCGGGCGCAGCGGCAGGGCGGCCACGCGCACGACAGGGCGAAGTGATCGCTCTTGCCGCCGGGCCCAACGGACACCAGGCGCAGTGGCGTCCGCTGCATGGTGCCCGGGTCCACCCGGTAGATCTTCATCGTCAGCATCTCGGCCCCCGCCGTCGTCGTCAGTTGATCTCGTGACGACAAGCCTGCCGACGCGCGGGGGCAGTTACTGGCACAGTTCTGTGCCAGCGTTGGCCAAGGCTTTACATGCCGACCCAGTCGGCGAGATGCGTGAGCGTGTCCGGGGTACGGCGCGCCTGCCTGACGAGAGCGTTGATGGTCTCCCGGGCGGGCGCGTAATAGCGGGTCTGCTCAGGTGCGATACGTCGGGCCTCGAGCATCTGCTCCAGCGCATCCGGGTACTGCTTGGTCTCCATCAGCGCGTATGCGCGGTGTACGAGGTGGTGCGCCTGGCGGGAAGTGTGCGGCCAGAGCGCCGGGAAGCGAACCCGGCCGGCTTCCACGACGGCCTCCCCGTACTGCCGCATCTCGATCATCGTGGAGGTGCGGTGGAGGCGGACGTTCGTCGGCCCGAACGACAGCCACAGGACGCGGCCCGCTTCACCGGTGCGCATCGCGAGTTGCTCGGCCTCGCCGAGGTGGAGGTCGATGCCGCCCTGGTCGTGGGCGCGCGCGTGCAGGACGGCGGCCCCGAGGTGCAGCTGCCCGGCCACGGCGAGGGCGTCACGGCCGTCACCGGCCGCCTGCAGGTGGCCATGACCGGAGTCGACGAGACGCAGCCCGATCGTCGTCTCGCCCTCCCGGAAGTAGACCAGCGCCCGCATGTACTGGCGGACCGCCGCGAGCAGCGGGTCCGAGGCGCGCTCGGCGGCCCACGCCATCCGGTCCAGGGCGACGGTGGACAGGTCGCTGTAGCTGAGCTTGACGGCGATGTCGTGGGCGGTGCGGTAGGTGGAGCCCAGTGCCGCCCACAGCTCGGACGACGGGGTGCGGTAGGCGGCGGTGGTCAGCTCGGCCACCACATCCGGCAATTCGGCGGCGGCGGCGTGCAGCTTCGTGGCGCGGACCTGACGGCACAGGTCGTCAGCCGCCGCGATGAGCTGCTCGGCCGGCCGCACCTCGAGTACCGGGTCATCGCCGAGGTCGTACAAATCCATCGCTTCCCGGATGGGGTGGATCAGTTCGTCAAGCCGGTCTTGCCGGAGCTCGGTCACATAGGGCTGGCCGGTCAGGGTTTCCACGTCTACTCCGAGCTCGCGCGCCACGGCCGCGACCAGTCCCGCAGACGCGGGCCTGCCTCCGGCCTGCACTTTGTACAGCAGGCTGCCCGACACCCCGGCGCGGCGGGCGAGTTCCTCGGTCTTCAGGCGGCGCCGCTTGCGCCAGTAGACGATGCGGCTTCCGATGTGCTCTGGTTCTGTGGTGGGCATAATGGGTCCTGTTCCTGACTTGACATCTGGAACCGTACCCCCGCTGGACAGCGGCGGAACTGCGTTCGCCCCCACGGCCCTTGGCGGTGGGGGCGACGTCATGTGGTGGGATAGCCCGCATGACCTCGCGTGTGATGTATCTGTTCGGTTGCGCCGCCCCGGCCGTGTTCCATGTCGACGGCGTCATCAAGCGGGCGCAGGCGGACGGCTGGGATGTGTGCCTGGGGTTGACGCCGACCGCCGCGCGCTGGCTCGAGGCAGACCTCGCGGGGCTCGCCGAGCTGACCGGGCATCCGGTGCGCTCCGAGTACAAGCTCCCGGGGCAGCCGGATGTGTGGCCGCCGGCGGACGTGATCGTGGTGGCCCCGGCGACGTTCAACACGATCAACCAATGGGCGCTGGGCATCACGGACCACTTCGTGGTGGGGGTAGTGGCCGAGGGCATCGGCAAGGGCATCCCCCTCGTCACCATGCCGTGCGTGAATCAGGCGTTCGTCGCCCATCCGCAGTTCGAGCAGTCGGTCGCGACGCTCCGCGTCGCAGGCGTGACGGTGCTCTACGGCGAAGGTGGCTTCGTGCCGAACGAGCCGGGCAAGGGCGACCCGACAAAGTTCCCCTGGCACCTGGCGCTCGAGGCAGCGGGCCGCGTCGCCCGCTGAAGTTGCATATGCCCCTTCGCCGCGGCCCGGTTCGCGCCCCCTGCACGCCCCGTAGAATTCGGATCATGTCCTCGACCTCCCCTGACCCTGGAGGCGTCGTGCGCCTTTCGGACATGGCGAACGCCGCGATACGGCGATATGTGGATGCGCGGGCGCGGGGCGAGGAGCCGGGAGTCAGCTACGAGAGGCTCCTCGTGCAATGGGATGAAGCACGGCGTCTCGACGTGATCGAAGCCGCCTGAGCTGTCGGCATCCACCGGTATCCTGAAGCCAGCAAGGGCGGCCCCACCGGGTGCGCGAACACCCAATAGGGCCTGACCGAATCCCCTGATCAGACCAGGAGAACGGCTATGCGGGATCATGCCATATCTAGCACTGGGCCAGTGATCGACAGGCTCTACGGCAAGGCAGTCGCCGGACGATCTGGCTGCATCATATGGACCGGCCACGTCCGCAAGGATGACGGCTACGGCTCAATGGGAATCGCTGGCCGGACTCGTCTCGTGCACCGAGTTGCCTACGAGTTGATGGTGGGGCCGATCCCCAGCGGCCTGGTGGTGGATCACACTTGCCACAACCGAGACTTGATGTGCGGCGGCGAGTTGGACTGCCTGCATCGACGGTGCATCAATCCCCATCACCTTGAAGCGGTTACCAACGGCGAGAACGGCCGCCGATCGAGGCACACGTTGATAGGTAAGAACGTGCGGAAAACCCATTGCCCCAAGGATCATGAGTTCACGCCCGAGAACACGAGGACCGGGGGCCACGGGGAGCGGGTCTGCCGGGAGTGCGAACGCGAGTACAGGGCTGAGCTCAGCGCCCGGTTGCGGGCCGCAGGGATCAAACGTCCGCACAGGGGGCGATGGACTCGCCCCAAGCTGGCCGAGATGCGAGAGTGACGCTGGCTCCTGACGCCCCTCGAGCGGGCGGAGTACGAGCGGCTGCGCGCCGTGTACGTGCGCGCCGTACTCGCGGCCTAGAGGCGCCATTTCTCCCGGTAGTCGGGGTGGCTGGCGTGGGGCACGGCGAGCCGTCGCAGGACGTCGTACAGGGCCCACTGCTCGATGTGGGAGGCCGAGTGATGGTCCGTGGGGATGGGCTCATTGACGAGCTTGCTCACGTTCTCGTACTGCGTGATCATTCCGCGCTTGGCTTCGACCTCGGCTAGGAGCCGCTCGGATGTGAACGTCCATCCACCGGTCGTTTGGATCGACACGTCGTGCACATCGCCGCAGTCGGCCGGCCACTCCCGGTTCCCGGCCATCTCGGCTGCCGCCGCCGCGTCCTCCTCGAGGCGGGCGCGCAAGAAGGCCAGGAGATCGACAGTCATGGTTCCCTCCCATGAGCGGCCCTGCCGCCGGGGGGATGTGTGCGGCAGGACCTGGGTGCAGTCTGGCACGGGGCGGGTGGGGCTACGGTCACAGCCACTGGAGGTCGGAGACGGCGAGCGCGTTGCGGCACAGGGCCGCGAGTTCCCTGGTCGTCACCCCGGACTTCTGGGCGCCTTCCCAAACGAGCTTCGGAGAGACGGCGCCCACGAGGGTCTGGAGGGGTCCGTCGCAGAACGCGGCCATCTCGGCGGCGTCGCTGCAATGCCCAATGTTGCCCTTGGCCTCAGACAGCGCCTGGTTGTAGGTCATGGTCTTCTCCCTGCCTCGTCAGCGTCCGGGCGGGACCCCGGACGGACGCCCGAAGGCGTTTCGGCTAGTCGGCGGCGCGCAGGTCGTACCAGAGGTTCGAGTGGACGTGGACGGTGTACTTCGTCCCGTCGGCGCTCTCCACGAGTCGGGCGTGGTGGCTGGCGCTCAGGGCGCGCCAGGCGTGTGCCGGGTCTGTGGGCACCAGGTGGCCGCTGTCGCGGTCGTACATGCGGCACACGGTGAGCTTGGCCTGCAGCTCTGCTATCAGCTTGGTGCGGTTACGGGCGATGGTCTTCACGGTTCCTCCCCTTGCGTCTGGGTGTAGCTACACCGTATCCTCAGGTGTAGCTACACCGCAAGGGGTTCGCCAAAGAATCTGTAGCTACACCGAATGGAGATCAGCTATGGACCGCGTAGCTACACCGACATACAGTTCGCGCATGCCGAACGCGCCGAAGACACCCGCCCGACAGATCCGCATCGGCGACGACTGGTACGACTTCGACGCCGGAGCCAAGAGCCTGGACACCGAGCGCGCGGCAGTGATCCGCGAGCTGATCGCCTGGTATCTCCGCGAGCCCGGCGCCAAGCTCCCTGAACGGCCGGACCGTGACGTCATCCTCGAAGCCCGCCGCAAGCGGGAGCAGGCATGACGAAGCGCCCCCTCGTCCGGGGAGCCGGATGCGAGGGGGCGCGGTCTGCGCGGGGTCAGGCATCCCGGCCGGCGGGCTGGTAGGCGCGGCGCGTGTGCGGTCGCCGGTCCAGCTCCCCACGCGCGGCCAGGATTTCCAGGTGGCGGTGGACCCCGGCGGTGGAGGCGTAGCCGCATCCGTCGGCGATCTCCCGCATGGTGGGGCCGACGCCGTGCTGCGCATAGTAGTCGCCGACGAAGTAGGCGATCTTCTGTCTGCGCCATTCACGCGACTCGCCCATGCTGTTCCGCCTCCCCGCGGCTGCGACCTGCGCCTGCCTAACGATAGAAACATGTGTTCGAATTGTGGGGCAAATGAATGCGCCCCCTCCCGCCGAAGCGGAAGAGGGCGTGCTTCACACGTACTGGCGGCGCTGCGGATCCAGGGCCAGGCTGAGCGCCTGCGGGCCCGGCTCGTCCGGAGGCGGGGCGCCATCACGGCGGCACACCAAAGCGTCCGGGTCGTCCGCGGGCGGCTGCAGGGAGTAGCCGTCGGGGCAGGTCTGCCCGTCGCGGCCGTCGGATCCGTCCTCGCCTCGGTCGCCTTGAGGTCCGGCCGGCCCGGGTTCCCCTTGGGGTCCGGCCGGGCCAACAACCGAGTCACCGGGAACGCCCGGATCGCCGGGCACTCCGGACGGGCCCGGGGTGCCGATCCCGTCGTCGCCGGGCTCGCCGTCATCGCCCGGGGGGCCGGACGGTCCAGGACTGCCCCGATCCCCGGGCTCACCCTTCGGCCCGCGCTGCCCCGCTCCCGGCTCACCGCGGCTGCCAGGCGGCCCGGCCACCGGCTTCCCGCCGAGCTGCTCAACCTGCTCGGCGAGCGCGTCACGGGCCTCGTTCGCGGTGCGCAGATCGTCGCCGTACTGCTGCATGGTGACCACCACCCACACCAGCACACCGAACGCCACCAGCACCGCCAGCGCGAACCGCAGGTCGGTACGGCGCCGCTCCGGCACCGGAGAACTGTGCCCGCTCACGACGCCGCTCCCCTCGTGGAGAGGTACACCTGCAGCAGCACCAGCAGCACCGGCACGATCAGCCCAGTGAAGATCAGGCGGCGGTCCGCGGCGCGCTGACGGTCACGCTGCTTCGCCTCGTCCTCGATGCCCTTGACGCGCTCCAGCAGCCCCTTGAACGCCTCGTCGCGCTGGGCCTGTTCGATCTGGTAGCGCTCCATGGAGACCCGCGAATCGAGGCGGACGCCGAGGATGCGGATGTCGTCGCGGACATCGCCGAACCGGTCCTCGAGGCGGCGCGCCAGCTCACCCAGCGTCGGCTCATCTGGCACGTGAGACTCCCGTCAGTGGTGGCGGGATCAGATCTGCGAGATCTTCGTCTCGGGGCGCGGCGCAGGCGACACCTGGCCGCGGGTCAGCAGCGCCAGCATCGCGAGGACGACCGCGTTCACGGCGCCCACGGTCTCCGGTGCGACGTCGAGACCGTAGGCCGCGGTGAGCGCCGCCACCGCGGCGACCAGACCGGTGAACGCGGACGGCGCTATCGGCCGCGTGACCGCCGCAGTGACTGCCGCGAATGCCGCGGAGACCACCGCGACGAGCGCGCCGGCCTGCTCGGTGGACATGCCCACATTGAAGGTGACGAGCAAGGACAGGGCGGCGGACAAGGTGCCCAGGATCAGGGCAGGTTCACGACCGAAGATCTTCATGAGGGTTCCGTTTCTGTGAGCGCTACTCGGCGAGCCGAGCGGCGACCTTGTCGGCGACGCTCTCGGCGATCTGCTCGGTGAGCGTGGGGTGGGCGGCCAGGGCGGTAGCGATCTGAGCGACCTGCGCGTCAGTGAGATCGATGACCCCGAGCCCATCGAGCTGGGCCTGTACTGCCCGCAGCCGCAGGTTGTTGTCGCGGATGTAGCTGGCCGGCTGCCAGGTGAGGTTGTCCGGGTTGTCGCCAGGCGACTCGATCGCGTCGGTCTTCCAGACCTTCGTGAAGATCTTGGTCAGGTCGTCGCTGCTCAGCGGCATGTCAGTCTCCTTGGGCGGGGTGGTGCCGGGCTTCCACCCGGCGGAGTGGGCGAGCCGCTCGGCAACATCGCTACGGAAGACGGCCATCGAGAACGTGGGGTCGATCTTGCGGCGGGTGCCTTCCTTGTGACCGATCACGCTGTTCGCGGACCAGCCATGCGCACGGCAGATCGCCGCTGCCCACCGCACCGCCTGGTCGTACTGCACCGCCGGATACGGGTCCCGCCCGTTGCCGAGGTTCTCGATCTCCAGGCCCCAGTAGTGCCGGTTGCCGTCGACCGTCTCCGCGGCGTCCGGCCGCGGATGCGTGGACGATTCGGCAACGACCGCGTTGTGCGCGTTGCGGGCGAAGTTCCCCGCATGGTTCGCCCGGCCGTGTCCCGTGAGTGAGACCGTGCCGTCCTTCGCCAGGTGCGCATGCGCCAGCGGGCCCGGCAGATCCGAGCGGCCCTCGTAGACCAGGGCGAGGCTGTTCGAGCCCGCAGTGTGGTGGATGACCACGCCGTTGACGCCGCCCCACGGGCCCTTGTGGTTGCGGTTGTGCGTGCGCCACGACTTGTATTCCACCGCCCGCACACCCTCGGCCTTGAGGGCGGCAAGCAGCTTGCTCGCGGACAGGGGTGTCGCCATGGCGGCCTCCTACGTGCTGATGAGCGGGCAGGTCAGAGGCTGCAGAAGGTTCCGTTGAACCCGATCCACGGGGGCTTCACCGTGGAACCAGTGCCGTAGATGATCAGGGAGCCGTCGGTGTTGATGTCGAGCTTCAGGCTGATGCGCTCGCTCGCGATGTCGGAGCAGGGGATGTTGACGGTCCGCTGCGTGGTGGGGCGGGCACTGACCGGCAGGTTGGTCGAGTTGATGGTGAACGAGCCCGGCACGCTGCCCGGGTAGGAGGTGCGTGCGATGGCCCCTCGAAACATGATCGTGTTCTCGCCGAAGAACGACACGACCCGGTACTGCAGGTTGCCGTTGCTGTTGCCGTTGTGCGTCCAGGGGCTGACCAGGCCGATCGTCGTCCACGCCGAGGTACCTACCGCGGCCGTCACCCACGCGCTGCCGTCGAAGATCTCCATGCGGTTGACGTCGATCAGCCACGTCTGCATGCCCTCGGCCGGGGCCGCAGCGCCGATCAGTGTGGCCGCGCGTGTCGAGGCGGATGCGAAGCGCATGATCGAGCGGGGCGCCAAGGCGTTGCCGATGTCCTTGGCGAGTTTGGCCGCGTCGGGGGCGTCGGTGAGCGCGGCGATCTGGATGCCCTGCCCGTAGTCGTCAGTGATTGGCACGCGGGCCTCCTAGATGGTGTAGGTGATGCCGTCGAGGCTGATCCACGTCGGCAAACTGTCGCTCTCGTAGGTGCGCACAATCCCGGTGACGGTGATGTCGACCCGCAGCGTCGCCGGGTAGGTGGTCGCGTCGCGCACCACAGCGAACCCGTTGTCGAGGTCGTCGATCGGCCGGATGGCGACGGGCACCGTGAAGATCGTGGTGTTGTTGGGGATCGTCACACCGCCCGTGCGCCCGATCCGCCCGCGCATCCAGATGCGCCGCCCCGCCCGCAGGTAGGACGCCGTGTAGCCGTGGCCGGGGTTGATGTAGCCGGACGCGAGGGTGAGGGCGGTCCAGCCGCCCGGGTCGGTGGCCAGGCGGCCCTCGGCGACCCAGTTCCCCGCGCTGGACTGCGCGATGACAATGACGTCCCCGACGGCCGGCAGCGCGTAGGACTCCAGGCGGCGCACGGTGATGCCGTCGGCAATGACGGTGCCGTCCGCGTTGACGGTGGTGACTTCCGCCAGGCGCCAGTCCGCGCCGCGCACCCGCGGCGAGTTCGCGCCTGCCTCGAGCGCCGCGCCGGTGAGGGCATCGGCGAGCTGCCGGGTGCCAGAGTGCGCTGAGATCACGCGTCCTCCTTGGCGCTGATGGTGGCGATGGGGAAGTCCCCGCCCTCCTCGAGCGGCACGCTGAACGACTGCACCTGGTGCAGTTCGCGGGAGCCGTCCGGGTGGATGACGCGGATGATGTCGCCGCACTCGAGCGCCGGGTTCGGCAAGCTGCTGAAGTCCCCGGAGGCGTTCGGTGCGCGGGCGGCAGCGAGCTTCAGGTTCGCGGCCTGCGCGCAGGCGTTGACGGTGGTCAGGGTGGACGAGCTGTAGAACATCGGCCGGCGCCCATACGGGCCGCCCCAGTACGTCGGCGAGTTCGTGTCTGCGTCGGTGGCGAGCCACTGCACGGGGGCGACGTTGGCCTCGGTGTTCTCCCCGCGGGCCAGCACGGCGTTGAAGACCTTGTCCGCGGTCATGCCGCGACTGCCGCGCACATACACGCCGCCCTCAGCGGCAGCGACCTCCCACACCGCCGGCGTGGTCAGCAGATCCGGGAGGGTCGCGATGACGAACACGCCGTCCGCGTTGGTGTAGCACTCGGCGCCGGCTGCTGCGGCGATCTCCTGGCAGGCGGCCCACGGGTCGCCCTCCACATCGAAGGTCCGCGCGCCGATCGGCGCATCGGCGATGAGGCTGATGACGTCGGCGGCCGGGATGGACCGGGTGATCAGGGCGGTGATGGCGCCGACGACGGTCCCCGTGGACTTGTACGGCTCGGTGAACCTGTCGTCGGCGACGATGCACTCGAGGGATTTGCCTTGCAGGCTGACGGGCCCGGTGTCGGGGTCGCCCTCCACGCCATCGAGGCGGAACACCCCCAGCGGCACGAGCTCGCGGGAGCCGTCGCCGTACTCGACGCCGCGGGCCAGGCGCAGTTTCGCGCCGTAGGTGGCGAGCTGATCGGCCGGGCTGCGCGGGATCAGCGTCACGTCCGCCGTGGTGACGCTGCAGGTGCGGCGGATCGCCTGGCCACGGTCGACAGTGACGGACCCGCCGGTGTGCTCCAGCGGGACGACGGAGCCGTCCGTCTTGAACAGCAGGACTTCGGTGACCGGGGTGTGGGACTCGGCCAGGCGCGGCAGGAACCGATCGGAGACGGGGTACACGCTCACCCCGTCCGCTGGTCGAGGAGTACGTCTTCCCAGGTGGCATAGGTGGTGAGGAGATCGCCCCAGGTGTCGAACTCGGCGAGGACGTCTTGCCAGGTGCGGCCCGCGGAGCCGTTCACGCCGGTGGTGGCCGGCAGATCCGCCTCGGTCAGCGGCAGCGTCCAGCCGCGCCACTGCTCCCCGGCGGTGCCCGCGGTGCGGGCCTCGGCGACTTCGGCGACGTTGACGTACATGTCGGCCACGCCCATGCCGGGGGCGGCCTGCCACAGCAGGGTGTTGCCAGAATCGAGGAGCCAGTGCAGCGCGGCGTGTTCGTCGTCGCTGCGCGTCCACACGCTCAGGTCGCCCTCGAGGCCGGAGCGTTTCCCGGACAGCACGACAGCGTTGCGCCGTCCCTTGACGCGGTGCACGGCCTGCTCGATGGGGCGGGTCCACGATGGTGCCTGCCGGACGAGGACCTTGAGGTTGCGCTGCGGGTTGCCGGGGTCTTTCAGCCACGCCTCGTCGGGGTCGCCCACGGCGATAGTGACGGTCTCCGAGGTGCGGGTTGCCGGGGTCGTCGCCCCGGCAGGCCACAGTTCGATGCGGTAGAAGACAGGAACGCCGAGCGGCGCCTCGTAATCCTCGATGACCATCAGGTCGGAGGTGATGGGCGCCCGGTCCAGGAGACCTGAGGGTCCGCGAACGAGGGTGCGCAAACCGTCGAGGCCTTCGCGGTAGACGCTGATGGCCTGCCCGACGACGAGCTCCCGCAGCGTGAGGGTGATCGACGCCGAGGCGTCAACCACCTCAACGGCGGTCAGCGGCAGGGCCTGCCACAGCGCGGCCACATCGACGTACATCGCCGCATTGGTGGTGCCCGCGGTCAGCGACAGCTCGATCGCGGCCTGCGTGGCATTCGCCGGCGCGGTCGCGTCGGTGGTCATCGCGTACCAGCTCGCACCGGGGAAGGTGTGCACGGTCCCGGTGCTCACACCGAGGTCGGCGTTCACCGCGTCATACCAGCGGACCTTGACCGTCACGGTCCACGATCCGGCACCGAGCTTGGCGAGGATCTGCGCGCGCCAGCTCAGCCCCGCCGCGCCAGGAGCGGGGAAGCGCGCGGAGCGCACGACGCTCGTGGTGGCCGTCGTCGAGGTGACGGACAGCGCATAGGAGCCGTCGAAGGAGGCGAGGCCCCACGGGGTGGAGCGGGCGATGACCGCGACGCCGGAGGGGCGGGTCCAGCCGCCGACACCCTGCTCGAAGGAGCCGTCGGCGTAGGTGAGGATGGTGCCCGCTTGCAGGGCGGGGGCGGCCAGGACGACCGCGCCATCGACGCGCAGGATCTGCCCGGCGGAGGCACCGTTGATGCCGACGGCGACCCCGCACGTGGCGGCGTTCGCCGGGGCGATCGCCGAAGCGCGCTGGCGGTACCAGCCCGCGCCCGGGAACGGCTGCACCAGCGACGATCGCTGGACAGCGATCTGGTTGTTGTTGGAGTCGTAAAACCTGATCTCGACCCACGTATCGGCGGCCAGCGTCGGCGGGTTCAGGTAGGCGTAAGCCAGATATTCGGCGCCGGGCGTGACGACGGGCCGGAACCCGCCGACG